AAGTGACCGAGCGACGGAAGATCGGGGCAGTGGGCCACGCCAGTCCGTTCGTCGGCGACGACCTTGTAGCGGGGGCGGGGCTTGGCCGGCGGCGCCGGCACGATGCCCGCGCTGTGCACCGGGCAGAGCACCACCAGCCGGCCGCTGCCGATGTCGACGTTCTCCACCAAACGCACGCACCAGCCGGGGGGGATGTCGGTCACCACCCAGGGCGAAGGGCCGCCCATGGCGCTGCCGGGGAGGGACTTGGGTTCGAGGGCGGCGGTGCAGCCGTTGGCCTCGCACTTCATGGAACGGCCCCGAGGGCAGCTGCTCTCGCGATGGCGAGATCAACCATCCGATAGGTGCCGTCAGGCTCGACCACCCGATGCCTCGGCGGCTCCTCCATCGCGGCCTCGACACGCCCCTTGTCGTGCTTCGAAGGCACGACCTCGCAGATCAGCCCGTTCCAGTTGAAGCGCTCGACGCCACGGAAGTGCCGGCGGACTTCGACCTCTGCCTTGGGATCGCTGTGCTTCTTGCGCCAATGCGACGAGACCCAATGCCTGAGAGCGGCCCTCCGCGAGCGGCCCTCCGGCATGTCTCGAAGCCGAAAGAGATCCTTGACCGCCGGCGGCGACACCGGGACGCGAACCGTTGCGCCGCCGCCATACCCGATATTGACTGCCCACTCGTATTCGTTGGTAAGCGCAACACACAGCATCCCCTGAAGGGTCGCGCCGAAGAAGGACGCGTCGGAGTCGGTGTCCGTTGAGAAGACCTCTTCGCCTGTCCGCCGCGGCGCTGTGCAAAAGCGCCGCAGACCCCAGCGGTTGTCCACCTGCCACCAATCGAACGCGTTGTTCGAGCCGATGATCCGAGACGTCGATTCGAACCGCCCATCCACGCTGGCCAATGCGAAGGCCGCCTCTGCCATGTAGTTCAACTGCTTCCAAACCCGGCCCCTGTACTCGTCCGGCCGGAGGAACCTGAACCGCATCAAGGCGAACTCGTCCTGCCCAACGACGTCGCGCACCAGCGACACATCTGCCGCAGGCACTACCCGTGGAGTCACGTCGTCGAGATAGACAGACCCGGCTTGGTGTAGCGCCTCGTATCGCGTTGAGAACGACGCCTCCGTCCGAACGAAGTGCGACAGGGGCACGGTCGACCACTTGGGATCAGGACGCTGGATTTGCAGAAGGACCATCAGCTCGTCGATGGCGTCATCGAACGACAGCACCCGCCGAGGCTTCACCGGGCACCTCCGGCCGCCGGCGCGGCCAGGCTGGCCCACGCCTGGAACACCTCAGCCAGCAGCGCGGGGGCGCCTCCACGGGCCGCCCGCAAGAACGAGGGCGGTGCGTCTTTTTGTTTCGTTCCCCCGTCGGTGAGGGGCCCCGAAAACGGGCCTCCAGGAACGGTATTTATCGTTCCAGCCGAGGATTCCAGCTTTCCGGCCAGAATCGCACTCTGGAGGCCGTGAGTTCGATCCTCATCAGCTCCACAAGTAAGCATCCGAATTCCCTCCTGTTTTCGGACATCAACGACTTCGCCATTCACGGCCGGCGAAGTCCCAGGGAACGAAACGGGAACGATATGTTGCATCGCGGGCGGCATCAAACCAGCCCCCGCGACCGAAGGATCTCATGTCGCTTGGCGAGCATCGGGTGCTCGGGCGGGATCTCGTCGAGTTCGTCGAGCGTCAGCGGAACCGCGGCCAGCACCGGCACCAGCAACGCGCCCGACAGCACCATGATCGACGGGCTGAAGACGTGCACGCGCCCGCACATGGAGCAGAGCCAAAAGTCGCCTTCGAGCGGAGGGCCATCGTTGACCGGCTGGGCGACCGGCTGCTCGACCTCGAACTCGCACGATGCGCAGATGCAGACGACCGGGATCATGCCCGCACCTCCGACAGCAGGACGTTCACGACCGGCCCGGTGACGATCTCTTCCTCGGCGGCGAGTTGCCGCCACAGGTCGCGCCCGAGCAACAGGAGATCGACCGGCTTGGGCTCGTCGAACTCCCGCGGGTCCAGGACGGGGGTGAGGTTCTTCAGCCGCTGGGGAATCCGCCGGCCGCGCATTACTGCCGCCCCCCCTTCAACGACTTGAGGATGTTCCGCTGCTCGCCCAGCGACACCGCCTGGCGGCTCGCGTAGCTGTCCTTGGTGGTCGAGACGCGACCGTGGGCCAGCTTCTTTTGCGCGAGCTGGATGTTGCCGTCGGCCGCGTACTGCGTGGCGATCATCCCGCGGATCTGGTGGGCGGTGGCGGTGGGCACTTCGGCCAGCTCGCACATCTTGGCGACGCTGTCGCGGAGCCAGTCGCGCATCGGGCGCTTGCGCTCGACGTCCTCGTCGTTCCAGGTCTCGCCCTTGACGATGCGACTGACCGCCGTCCAGGAGACACCGAAGCGCCGGGCCAGGTCAGCGATGCTGGTCCGCCCCTGCTGGAACTGGTTGGGCGTGGCCTGCGCGCGGATGATGGCCACCTGCTGCTCGGTCAGCCGCGAGGTCCCGACGGACGAGCCACGCCGGTGCCGGGTGGTGGTGAAGAGGGGCTCGTCCTGCTTGCGCCCGTCGAGCAGGGGCCCCAGCACGACCTCCATGACCTCTTCGAGTTGCATCGCGGTCTTCGCCGCCTGCGATCGCTTCTTGGCGCGCATGTACCACAGCAGCCACGGATCGGGATCGGGCGCGCCTTCGTTGTCCAGTCGCCCCATGCCCGCGCGGCGCTCAACGCTGCCGACGTTCAGGCTGATGATGGTCGTGGCGCGCAACCCGGTCGCGAACGTCAAAGCGACCGCGGTCGCTCGGATGCCGATGTCGCCCTGGCCCTTGGTCTCGAGCGCCGTCTCGAACGTCACCCGCATGACCTTCTCCGCCTGCGTGAGTGACAGCGGCGAGTTACCCATGCGCCCCTTCTCGCGCTCGGGCTCCATCTTCGGGTTGAACCAGTCCATCGGATCCTTGCGCAAGTAGCCCTTGAGCAAGCACCACTCGGTGAACGTCCGAACCGCGTTGAGGATGTTCAGCTGCGACGTCGGAGTCGCAGGCTTCCCGGTGCGCAGGATGCGGGTGGCGATGCCATCGATGACCACGACGGGCTTCGGCTTGCCGGGCACCGTCTTCCAGCGGCCGGTCCGCAGGTCTTGGCACGTGCGGCTGTCGAGCGTGCCGATCGGGATCTGCAGCACCGGCCCGAAGAACAGCCGCAGCCGGTAAACCGTGCTGGTCAACGACAGCGGGCGGTTCGCCTTCACGAGGCGCAGGTGCTGATCCTCGTATACGCCGAGGATCTGCTCGACCGTCGAGTCTTGCCCGGCCTTGATCTCGCCGAGCATCTTGCCGCGCTCCTTCAGAGCGGCGGCGAACGTGGCAAACCCTCCGATCACCTTGCGAAGGTCGGTGACCGGATCGCGGAAGATCAGCCGGAACGGCCCCGCCGCCCGCGGATCCTTGGGGTACGGACCAAGGACGCGCTCCTGGTCGCTCTTGTGGCGCCCCATCAGCGCCCTCCGTTGAGCGAGGGGCTTACGACTGCTTGCCGCTGGCGCGCGCCGCGCGCGCCGCGCGGATCGTGGCGACACCTCTCGATGGCTCGTCCGCCGTGGAATCCGACTCCTCGTCGTTCGCGCCCGCGGGGGCCGCCTCCCGATCGTCTGGGGTTGCCGGTTCGTCGGAGGTCCACGATCGATCCTTTCCCTGCGGCGCTTCCGCGACGCGAGGCTCTTGGGTTGGTGTGAGGATACGAGGAGCGGGCGTCACGGAGCGAACGGGAGGGAGGCGGCCCGAGCGGGCCTGCATCTCGGCGAGCTGGCGAGTCGCCATGACGAGATTGTGAATCGTCCACGCCTCGACGAGCTCTTCGCTGGGCTCGTCGGTCGGTTTCTGTGGCGGCTCGTCCATTGCTGCCATCCTTGTCATCGCGCGCATACGACCCCCAAATTTTCGCCGGGCAAAGCTATCGCCACGAACGGTTCGGCGGAGCGCTTCCTCCCTCCTCTTGCATCGCTGCGCAGGAGAGCGGCTTGCGGTTGCGGACGCCGAGCGCCCTTGTTGTACGCTCCGCGCGTTCCACCTGACAACAGCAAAGCGACGGTTATTTGACTTTTGTTCTTGCACGGGTCCGATGTTCCGGCAGCGTGACCGCGCAACTTGCGCAAAGTTGCTATTAGCATGCTGGAAATTGGACACTGTCTTTAGCCAAGGAATCCGAGGAAACCAGGTGTCCGAACGTCCGAACGTCCGAGCGTCTGACCGTCCGACAGCCTCCAGAGCGGTGGAGCGCTGAAGCGTTGAAAGGTTGCTTGCTTGGTTTCATGCGAGCGGGCGAGGAGTCATTTTCCAGCATCCAATAGGTAGCGGATAGCAGGTAGTTAGCACGCTACAATGTAGCGGCGGACACTCTTTTTTGGCCGTTCTCGGCGGGCTGTGATACGAATCGTTGCGTCAATCCAAATGTCCAAGAAGCCCGTCTCCAAAAAACGCGGCCGCAAACCACTGCCAAAGGCCGAGCTGAAAAGCGTGCCTTTCGGGTTGAAGATATCCGGGCTCGACGAGCGCATTGTGTATTGGGCTTCGAGCCTTGCACAGGACAAGCCATACAACTGGGCGAGACGCATGGTCGTCCTAGCGGCTCGAAACGCCATCATCGCGGCAGGATTCGACCCAGAGAAGGCTCCACCAGTGAAGAAGACGCGTTCTCGAGTCTGAACGCCCATTGATGCGTCTTGGCCGCTCCGAGCTAGCTAGTTAACTAGTTAGGTACGCGAAAGGCGAAGCCCGCCGGCGTCGCTGGGAAGTGGGGACGCTGCCCTCGCCTCCCGCACGCTGGCTGCATGCTGGCGTTCTGGATCGAGGTCAAGCGCCGCCTGAAGGTCGGCTGGGCGGTCATAGCCAGCATCGCCGGCGCCGCCGCGGTCCTGGCCGTCTACGTCTGGCGGGAGAAGCACCGCGAGACCGAGGCCGCCTTCGCGCGCAGCCAGACGAAATACACCGAGCGGGTCGCCGCAGCCAACGCCCAGGCGGCGATCGAGATCCACGTGGCCGCCACCAAGGAGGCGGGCGTGCGCACCGAGCTGGCGGACATCGTCCGAGATCCGGACGGGGATCGCCGACGCCAGCGCCTGCTCGAGCTGGCCGCGCGCGTAGAAGGCGGCAAGTCGTGATGTACCGAAGTCTGGGTTTCGGTACATTCGCCCTGGCCCTGGCCGCCGCCTGCGCGAGCGCTCCGCCCCCGCCGGGCCTGCCGCCGCCGACCGACGTCGAGTCCCTGATCACGCCGCGGCCGCCGCTGCCCGAGATCCCGCCCGGGCTGCCCGACGGCGCCGATCGCACCGTGGGCGCGGCACAGTGCAAAGGGCTGCCCGCGGGGTTCTGGGTGTCCGAGCGCCGCTTCGCCGAGCGGATCGCCGCGGTCGCGGAGCGCGATCGGCTGCGGTCGGAGGTGGGCGCCTACCGCAAGCTCCGCATCGTCGAGCGCGACGCCGCCGAGCAGCTCGAGCGGGATGCGCGCCAGGCGCTGGGGTTGGCCGACCGGCGAGCGGAGCTGCGACTTTGGCTGGGGATCGTGGTTGGCGCGGGCGCCATCTTGTCCGGCGCCTGGGCGCTGAACCGAGTCGGTCAATGATCGCCCGGCGCCGTGGCACAAAACGGGCGCACGAGGCTCTCCTGCCCGCCCAGGGGGCGCGATGACCCGTCTCCATCGGGCGCTGCGCTTCCTGGGTTACGTGTGGTCGATGCCGTACGCCATGGTGGGACTGGCGGCCGCCTGGCTCTTCGTCACCATGGGCTGGGTCCAACACGCCGAATGGACGGGCGGCGCGCTCGAGCTGGTCTGCCGCGGCCGTTTCGCCGTCTGGATGACGACGCGGAACTGGGGCGCCTTCACGCTGGGCTGGACGATTTTCTTCTGGCAGCCCCCGTACTCGACGATCCAGAAGCACGAGCACCGGCACGTCGACCAGGCGCTGGTGCTGGGGGTCTTCTACCCGCTCGCGTATCTGGTGCAGCTGGCGCTGCGTGGGTATCGGGCGAACTGGTTCGAGGTCGACGCCCGGCGCGCGGCCGGGCAGGAGAAGACGCCCTACTCGCCGACGACGATCTCGTCCAAGTAGACCGTGCCGTCCCACGGCGCCAGCATCTTGGTGTCCCGCACGGCCACGCCGATCTCGACCTCGACCACCTTGTCCGAGACGTCGCTGTCCGGGAACTGGCCCACCACCGGGATCTCAACGCCCTGGGCGACGTTCTGGCGCGAGGCGATCAGGAAGCCGATCGGGATGCTGGTGGCGGCCGACAGCAGCGATCCGTTCGACAGCGGCGGCCCGGCCACCCACAGCTTCGCCGAGAAGGTCTTCCCCCGCAGCGCCGCCGAGCTGGCCGCCGGGCAGATGGGCACGATGAACGAGATCGCGGCGATGTCGGTCGTGAAATGCACGTCGGCCGCCAGCCAGTGGCCGCCCTGGAAGGGGCGGATCTCGACTGGCCCGCGCAGCGCCTTCGAGAAGTCGGACGTCACCGCGGCGTTCACGTGGGCGCCCTCGAGGCTGCCGCCTTCGAACGCGTGCGCGCGGCTGACGCATTCACCGGCCGAGCAGCTGAGGAACCCCGGCGCCGGGCAGTGGGGCGCCGCCGGCGCCATGTCGATCGCGGGCGCGACGTCTGGCAGGGGCGCGGGAGCATCGACGGGGACGTCCACGACCGGGGCGGTGTCCACGGCCGGCGCGGCCGCCTCGGCCACGGGCGCCAGATCGGCTGGCGGCGCTTCAGCGTCGACCGTGACCACCGGCGGCGCGCCGGCATCAGCGTCGGGCGCGGAGCCCGCGCGCGCGACATCGACGGTCGCATCGAGATGGTTCAGCCCCCTGCAGCTGACCGGATCGGCGTCGGGCTCGTCGCAGGCGGGGATCGGGCCCGCGTTGAGGTTGAGGCAGCCCGAGGCCAGGAGGAGGCAGAATGCGGCGGCTCGCATGAGTCGCCTTCCTACCACGTCAGCCAGGACTGGCGCGACGTGGCGTCGGGCCCCGGCCAGCAGAAAGACCAGAACTTAACGCCTGACGTTCAGTCGTTCAGTTTTGCGACCCCGCTTGTACCACCGCAGCGGGTGGACGACCGTCCCCGCCGGCGGCGGCTCGTCGCCCACCAGACAGCGCAGGTGCCAGCGCCCGCGGTGCGCGCCGCGAGTCTGCCGGCGCGCTACCATCACCACATAGACCCGGCCGGTGGTGGTCACGATCGCATGGCCTGGCTCGACTGCCACCCGGGCGTCGTAGTAGATGCCGACCACGGCGCCGGGTGGCGCGGCCACCGCACCCTACCTCCGCAGCCCACTGATGTGGATGACACCCAGCACGTGCAGCACGAACAACACCACCAGCAGCACGAGAAGCCAGTGCAGGTTGTCGTTGCCCCGCAGGGGCGCCGGGCCGTACCAGCGCCCGCCCCAGATGAGCAGGACCACGATGACGAGGATGAGCAGCGCGGTTGCAGACAAGGGGACCTCCTAAGGTGGCGCGAAAGGCTTGCCGGCTCCGCTCGGGTTGATGGGCAGCGGCGCAGGCGGCGGCTCGACCGGCGGTGTGCCGGGCGGCAAGTTCGGCGGAGCGACGACCACGGGGGCGGGCGGCGGCGCGGGCTTCGGGTTGCTCATGCTCCCCAACCTGCGGCCGCAACCTCGCCCCCGCCTGCAGCGCCGCGCCTACTCGTCGACCGGCGGCTTCTTGTCGTCGTCCTTGGGCGGATCGTCGGTGGGCTTGGGGTCGGCGGGCGGCGGATCGTCGGTGGCGTTGAGCATGGTCATCTCCTGGTATGGCAAGCGGAACGGAGAACGCCATGGTGCCCAAGATGGAGGAGGGGCGGCAGAAACCGGCGGCAACTCGATCAACTCGCCACGGGCTTTGTCGAGCAGACACGTGGGCTCGGTCTGCACGATCGCGAACCGGCTGTTGAAGCTGTCGAGGTACGTCTTCGCGCAGGCGGCGCAATGGGCGAAGAGTTGGCCGGCGGCCACGTGGATCTTGCCGTCGTGCTCGAGATACGCGCTGATGATGACGGGCGTCTCGCCGGTGAGCGCGGGGAGCGTCATCGCACCCCCAAGGCCAGCTGCCCCGCCCGCGCGTGGGCCGGGCAGTGATCCCGGTCATCGCCCACCTTCACCCGGTGGGTCTCGCACAGCTTGGCGTCGCAGGTCTTGGTTTTGAGGGGGAAGTCGCAGAGCGCGGCCGCCGGCCGCTCGCAGTGAGGGACCGAGCATGCCGCGCGCCGTGGGGCGCGGACGCCGCAGATCCAGGCGGAGACGCCCCCGCCCAGGTCGAGGCGCTGGCAGCTCACCGACGCGCCTCCGCTCGGGCCAACGCCGCCATCAGCGGCTCGTAAAGGTCGGGCTCGGCCTCGACCAGCATGGCCCACATCCTGGCCAGCAGGCGCAGGCAGCGCTCAGGGTGGTGCCGCGACAGCCGCACGAACACCGTCCCGATCAGCTCCTCGCGCTTGCCCATCACCAGACGCCTTCGGCCTTGTGGCTCGCGATGGTCATGAGCAGGAGCTGCAGCTGGCCCGGGTCGAGCGACAGCGCGTGGACGATGTATTCGGCCGACTGCCCGTCCTCGCTCATCCAGTCGATCGCGCGCAGCCGAGCCTTCAGGAACGCGTCCCAGGGATGCGGGTCGAAAACCATCCCTCGCTCGAGGAGGTAGCGCGCCTGGATTCGCCGCCCTTCCTGGGCGTGGGTGGGCAGCTCATCCCATTCGAGGAACGGCTGGCCCGGCACGCGGTTGACCACCGCGCCCTTCTCGACGGCCTCTTTGCCGGCGGCGTGTAAAACCCGGGCGAGGGACTCAACGTCCTCGGGCCGGGTCACGACCGCTTCCCCTTCTCGCGCTCGATGATCTCAAGGGCCGGCTCGAGGAACTCCTTCCACACCGGCGCCAGCTTCAACTGTTCGAGCTCACCATCGGCAAGCTTGCGGGCCACGCGGTTCTCCAGCAGGCCCACCTGGCCGCAGCTCTCGCACACGATAGGCGCGAGAGCGGGGAACTCGTCGGCGTTCACCGCGAATGCTCCGAACCTGAACCCGCAATAGGGACAACGGACCTCGCTCACGCGATCTTCCCCCGCAAGAACACGTGCCACTCCGCCTGCACGTAGGGCAGCAGCTCGACCGGCACGCCACCGTCGGCGTGGATCGTCCCGTCTTCGAAGAGGATGACGAGGCAGGTCGGCAGCTCGCCATGCCACTGCGCGATCACCGGTCGCGGTGACTTGCGCAACTCCGCGTTGTCGGCGGGCGTGGTGCGGATCCAGTCCATGGCGTGAGGCAGTATCGTGGACCGGGTTTCGTGCTGCGCGTAGTTCATGGAACCCCACCTTTTCGCCTCCCGCGGAACCGGGGGGCGCCTTTCCCTGCTGTAAGGGTGCTCACCGCGGAGCGGTTCGACAAGAGCGATCAAAGGCCCATCTCCTCCCGCCCCTCTTGCCAGGCGGCGTTTATCTCGGCGGCTTGGTTCGGGTTGCCACCTTTGTCCGGGTGGTGCTTCTGCATCAGCTCGAGGTACTTGGCCTCGGCAGCAGTGGCACCGGGACGCTGCTTGAACCCCATCACCTGCCACCACCTGGGCCGCTCGCCCACCGCGGCCAGTGCCTTGTACCCGGCGAAGGCCTGGGCCAGGGAGCCCACGCCCCAGCGGTCGATCCCGCGCAGGGCCGCGACGTGCGCCGCAAGCGCCGCGAGGTTGTCAGCCAGCCGATCCCACTTGTCGCATGCAAGCACGCGCGGCTGAGTATTGCCCCGTTCGTCAGGCATCCGAAAGTAGACCGCCGCGCCCGGGTCGTCGGGGTTGCGCTGGTCGCTGTAGAGCCCGCCATCCTTGCGCAGACGCGCGTTGCTGGAGATGACGATGTTCGCCACCCCCATCATGTTGAGCTGCTCGAGCAGACGGTCGCGGCCTTCCGCAAGTGTGATCTCGCGCCGCTGCTTCCAGGCCGCGCCACTCTCGCTGCGACGGACACCCACCACCCCGAAGCGAGCCCGCTCCCGGGTCGTCGCCCGGTGCCAGCCGACGGGCCACGCGAGGGGGTAGGCGTCGATGTCGTCCGTCATCCTCCAGCCTTTCGCAGAGCAAGAGCGTCGACCGCGTGCTGCACGTGGGCCAACGCGACGGCCGGCCCATCCTTACCGGCCGGCACTGCCACGCTGATCTCGATCACACCGCCATCGACATCACCGGGGTTGCGTCGCCCGCCGTTCATCCGCCCCTTCAGGCCCAGGCAGAGGGCGCCATTCTTGATGAAGAGGTCGACGGATGGCCCGCCATCGCCGCGGACGGCGACGAACCCGGCCTGCCCCGCGGTTCGGATAAGTGCAGTCACGCGATCGAGTTGCAGGCTGGCCATCACCAGGGCTTCCCGTCGTACCCGGACGCGTCGTCGTCGCGGGGACCGATCTCCACCTCGGACGACTCGTCCCGCGCAGCCTCCAGCCGGCGCACCGTCGGCGCGAACTCACCCGTGATCTCGAGCGGCGCCTTGGCGCGGATGTTCGCCGCGGCCTGCAGCGCCGCCTCTTCGGTCACCTCGGTGATGCTGAAGATGGCCGCGCCAGCGAGGCGCTGGACGAACGGCGGCAGCGCGGGCGCGGTGCCGAAGATGAGCTGCATCTCCGGCAGCGCCGGCACCTCCACCTGCGCCATCTTCGCGCCGAAGATCTCGACCTCGCGGACGAAGCCGGCGAGGCGCCGGTGGCCGAAGATTTCGACGATGGCCCAGCCTTCGAATGGGGTGGCCATCACCGATCCCGGGACGACGACATCGATATGTTGTAGGCGATCGAGTTGGCCAGCTTGTCGACGATATCGTCGCCCCGGCTCAACGCCTTCTCCCAGCCTCTAACCACGAGGTCGCGGATGCCCTCGCGCAGCTTCGCGGCCTCGGGCGATTCGCCACTCAGGAACTCCTTCACCAACGCGCGGCAGATCTGCCGCGCCTCGTTCTCAAAAGCATCCTGCAGGGGCGACGCAGCTTTCTGGCCGTAGCCCAGCGCAGGCTCCTTGAGCAACGCCGCCAGCGCGCCCTTCACCAGCTCATCGCGCTTCGCCTGGTCGAGGGCGTTGAACATCGCCTCCTTGACCACGTCCTTCATGTCGATCCCGCTCATCCTGCGCTCCTGGTGTCGGTGGTTGGTTGGCCCCTTACGGGAGCCACTCGGCCGGTCCTCGGCGTGGCCAGGGTTCATGCCTTTTGCGGGGGCTGAGTGTTCGCCGCAGACCTCCCCCTTCCTGGATGGCGCTTTCCCCGGGCTGGATGTTCGGCCGGCCGGATGGGGAAAACTGTTGGGTCAGCCGGGCGTGGGTGCCTCCGGCTTCACGGCGCGCGCGAGCCACCACGCCACCGCCTCGCGATTGCCCCAGCACACGGCCGGAGCGTGCATGTTGAGATAGGCGACATACACGTGCAGCACGCGGACGTTGGAGTTGTCCGCGAAGCCGACCGCGCCACGCAAATCGTTGGACAACAGCGCCGTCAGGAAGTGGCCCACGGGCTCGTGCCGCTCGATGTACCCGGTGAGCGGCTCCCACATGTGATGGGGGATGCTCTCGTTGCAGTAGACGAACTCGGCGGGCTTCATGTGCCCTCCTGCATCGCCTGCTTGTTCCGCTTCGCCAACCACGCGGCGAAGCCGCCGTCGTCGCAGTTCAGGCACTTCTCTCCATCGGGGTGGGTGCAGCCGGCTGCAGCCTGGGCGGCTTTGCGCTCCGCCCACCAGACTTTGAAGAGGGCGTTCTGCTGCTCGCGCTCTGGCGCTCGTTCGCACCACGCGTTGTATTCATCGACCAGCCCCTCGTGCGCGATGAACGCGAAAGCCGAGTCGTCGTCCTCCTCCTCCGCGCTCGCCGCGTCCGCCTTGGGCACGCCCGCGAAACCATGCCACTCGTCGATCACGCCGGCGATGCGCTCGAGGATCTCGGGGTCGTGCGCCTTGGTGGGCCCGTCGTCCGATTCCCAGATGGTGACCACGCGGGCCCAGAGGTCGACGGCCCGAGCGGCCTCCGCCTTGGCGACGAGATCCTCCTTGCTGGAGCCAGGTGTGAAGATATGCGACGGCGCCCCAGCCTTGAACCCGGCGCATGGGCAGTCCTCGATGGAACAGCCTCCGCCCAAGCCGCCCTTCGCATGGACGAGCCACTCGTGGCGACACGTGCAAAGGGTCGCCATCACGCCACCTTCTTCCAGCCGAACTTCACCCCCGGCTTCCCCGGCTTGATGAGGTGACCGAGGCCCTGCGCTTCGAGCTCTCCGAGCGTGGGGCCGCGACGCTGGCCGTTGGATGGCGACGGCCCCCATTCCTTGTCGCCCTTGCGGATGGGTCCGTGGATCCGCGCGAAGGTCTCGACCTGCCCCTCGCACAGGTCGCGGAGCGACTTGGCCAGCTTGATGGCCTCGTCAGCCTTCTCCAACCAATCGAGCGCCGCCAGCACCTCCTTGCCCGTCAGGCCGGTGCCGGGCTCCGCGAACGGGACCAGCGCCACCGGCACGCTCTCCAGCGTTGCCGGAAGCAGGTAGGCCGAGCAATGCATCCGCTGGTAGCAACTGTCGCAGTGGTCACCCTTGGTCGCCTGCGGCTCGGCGCCCTCCAGGTCGACGTGAGGGATCGCTTTGATGCGGTCGATGAGCGGCCACCACGTGCTGCCCTCCAGCACCGGACCTTCGATCGGCGTGATGCCCCTGTCGTCGAAGCAGGCCAGGATGATCTGCACCTCCTCGACGTTGAACTCCATGCCCGCCGCGACGGCGTACGCCATCTGCTGCAGGTTGTTGTCGGGCATCTCGAGGTACCCCGCGTAGAGCTGCCCCTTCTTCTTCCAGTCGACGTCGATGAGACGGGTGCCGTCCAGCACCAGCAGGTCGGGCGTGCCTTCGGTGATGAGCTCGCCCGTGATCGGGTCGAGCAACTGCACCTTGTGCTGCACGAAGAACTTCGCCGCGGGGGAGAAGCGCCCGCGGGCCCAGGCGGCCAGCGCCGCGCCCTCCTTGGTGGATGCCTCGCCACCCTGGACCAGGACGCGGGACACGTCATCGTCGACCGCCTTGCCGTGCAGCGTGGCGGGGTTTTCCTCGGGGTAGCGGTGCGACAGCCACGGCCCGCGGCTGCACTTCTCCGCGATCTGCAGCCCGGACGGCCGGACCGGCGGCATTACGAGATCCCTCCCGTGTCCTGCTTGTCGTCTGCAGGCTTGGTGGTGGCGGGCGGCATCTCGCCCGCTTCGGCGGCGCCGATCAGACTCTCGGCATCGGTGGAGGACAGTTCGGTCATAGAGGAAACTTGGCGGTCCAGCATCTTGGATACCCAGTGGAGTCTCGACTTCGCGATTGCCTCTTCTCTGTCACGCGCGCGCAGATCCATGTCGTTCGCGTCCTTGACGCCGACCTCCAGGTTCATGAGCGCGATGTTCAACTTGCGCACCTGGATGGGGCTTGCGCGTTTCGGCGCGGCGCCGGTAGCCGCGACGGCCGGCTTTGCCGCGGGCGTCGGGCCAGCCGTTCGAGCCGGCGGAGGGCTACCGTGCTTCCCCTCGCCGGTTGGGTCGTCCAGTTCCATGTCCTCCAGGTCCTGCGTGAAGATCTCGCTGGCCGCCGTGCACGTGAGCACCCCGCCCACCTTTGAGCGCTTGCAGCTGATCTTGAGGATCGTGTTGTGCAGGTCGCAGACCTTGTCTGGGTTGAGCTGGGCCCGGTCCAGGCTCATCGCCGGATCGCCTTCGGGGAACCTTGCGCCACACCCCTCCTTTGCCTTCCAGCAATACCAGCCTCCACCTTCGTCCCTCGACTTGAAGATCGTCGCCTTGCCGCAGTTCGGGCAGACCCGTCGCATGACCTGGCTGAGATATCGCGTCTCGCGACTGTTGGCGGACCCGAGGCCTTCGCCCCAGACCTCCCCGGTGGGGATGTGAATGAGGTGGGTCCGCACCATGACGCCAAAGAAGCCCTCGCGCTCCGTGATGGTCTCTTTGTATTCCGGACGCAGGCGAAACAGCATGCAGAGCATGTCGGCGCCCGGCTGCCACAGCGAGGGCTTCGAGATGTCGTTGCCAGCCTTGTCCGTCTTCTCGGTGCCGGGGATGACGCCGTAGTGGACGCCCGGCTTCATCAGATCGCGCATCACCTCCTGGATCGCGCGGGTCTGCTGCACGACTCGCTGCACGTCCATGTGGTACGGATTGGCAATCTCGAGCTGCCGCTGAGCGCTGGCGGGAACGAGAGTCGTCTCGCCAATCAGTGGGTTCCCCTTGTCGTCCTCGATCCGCAGCTTCTTCACCGTGCTCACCGTCGCGCTCCTTTCGCCGCCGGCGTCGGCGGCTCGATGCCCATTCGTCGCAGAGCCGTGCGCACCCGATCGGACGCCATGCTCTGCGTCCCGTCGCCGCGCAGGACCCGTCGCACCGTGCGCGGATCGGCCGAGGCTTCCACCGAGACCTTGCGGATGTCCGCCTCCCTCAGTGACGTGACCGGTGCTGCTGATGTCTTCATTCCGATGTCCTTTTGTACGCACTTCGTCCTCATGAAAAAGACAAATGACCTTCAGTCGCTGACTCAAGCTCAACCGCGAATAGCGGAGCAGCGGCAGTGCTCGTCGCGTCGGTAGCGCCGCTCGCCGCATTCGGCGCACTCCACCGTCACCTCGGCGAAGATCAGGTGCCCCGCGCGCAGCCCGACCTCGTAGAGACGGCGGCTCGGGAACGCGAGTTGCGGCACGCTGATGTCGCCGCGGAACCCGTCCGCCAGACCAACGACCCAGTCTCGCGACGTTTCGAGCGCCTCGACCGCGCCGTCTTCCACCACGTCCCCGCCTCCGAGCGGCTGGAAGACGAAGCAGATGGCGCCAAGCAGGGATAGGCGCCGCGGGTGCTGACGCCCGTCGGCGCTCCACCCACCAGTGAACCCGCGGCTCACGCCGTGCTCGCCGTCGAGCGCGATGCGCATGCCCTGCGATTCCACGACGTTGACCGCCACGCGCGCGCGATCGATGGGGCGCCCGGACGCCGCCGCGTAGGGGCGGACGTCAACCACGATGCCGATCTTGGGGCTCAATGCCAGACCCCCTCGGCCGCAGCCCGCAGGCAATCCCAGGCGGCCAGCGCCTCGTCCTCGGTGGCGTAGGCCTCCGGATCGGCGCCGGCGTCGATGCGGCGCTTGGCGGCCACGTAGAGCGCCGCGATGGCGTCTTCGATGGGCAGCGCCACCTGGGCAAAGCGGGGGGTGAAGTGGGGTCGGAGCCAGACCACGCCGGGGGTGCCAGCGCGCTCGACCGTCATCAGGGGCTGCATCTCGGGCTGGTGGTGGGCCACCGTCCAGGCGTCGAGCCCAGCCATGCGAAGGGCCGCCAGCAGGCGGGCGCTAGCGTCGGCGGGCATGTGCAGTTGCGGAAGCGCCAGGCCGATCACGAGGGCGCTCCCTGGCGGGTGAGGAAGAAGAAGGCAGTCAACGCGATCGGCAGGACGGTGATGATGACGAGGGCCACCGCGTCGGCGATTTCGATGCCGCGTTCGAGGGATTTGTCGTTCTGGGTCTGGTTCGTCGTCATGGTCGTTGTATTATTCTGTACCCACGTTCGTGGGTACGCAAGTCGATCTGAAAACAACGCCCCTTGACGTGGGCCTTTCGTGGGTACACCATGCGTCACAACCCGATGGCACCGGCAAAGAAGGACCCCGACGACGTGAAGAGCACCTTTCTGAAGGTGCGTGTAACCGCCGAACGCCTGGAGCGCTGGAAGGCGGCGGCCGAGAAGGCCAAGGCCTTCGAGGACAGCGACGATCTGGACTTCTCCGAATGGGCCCGGCGCGCGCTCAATCAGGCGATGGAGGCAGAGGCGGCGGCGCGGGCGAAGGGGAAGCGGAAGGAAGGACGCTGATGCCCATTTCGGCGGGACCTTGGGTGTGGCGGTACGGCAGCATCCGCGCCCACGACGGGAGCGAGGTGATCGGCGCCGAGAGTCGGGATGGCCAGCGTTGGGTCACCTGCGAGGGCGAGAACCGCGCGCTCGTCCTGCTGGCGCCCGACCTTCTTGACCTGGCTCGCATCGTGGCCAGCCGCTGCACCGGATGCAGAGGAGAGGACAACAGCGGGAGGCATTGGACCGGCGACCCGGCGCTCGACGATGGCGAGCACGAGGTGGCATGCCCGACGTGGACGGCCCTGTCGTTGATCGCACGGATTGAAGGGACGGCGCTTTGATGTCAGCTGAAGAGCACCGAATTGGATGCCGCTGCAAGGTTTGCCTGGAGCGTGAGGTCATGCGCAAGGCCCATCAGGTTGCGGAGGAATTCATGAAGCAGGATCGCGCGGGCAGCGGCACCGTCTATTGCCCAGCCTGCGGCGAGGACGTGGCGCCGGAAGACTACTTGGCCTGCGCAAAGGTCAAGGTGGTGCCGCCATTTGCGGGCCAGGTGCTCGACGTGGTCATCCGCGACGAAGTCGTCCGCAAGGCCGAGTTCTGGGATGCCTTCATGGACCTGTGGCGGACGCCGAACGACATGACTCCGATGGAGGACGTGCGAGCCATGGTGACTGGCGTTTCCAAGCTGGTGGCCCGGTACGACGCGAGGGCTTCGGCGCCGGCGCTGGGGCATCCCAAGGCGCCCGCCCTGCGACGCTGCGGCTGCACTGGCGGATCGGACCTAGAGTGCCATCAATTCGGTCCCCAGGGCGATCCGTGCAACTGCGCCTGCCACCCGGAGAACCGATGACCAGCGAGCGCGCTCAGGTGCTGTGGGATGGCATCTGCCAGTCCATCGCCCAGAACGGCACCATCATCATGCCGCCGACAATTCTCGAAGAGTTGCGAGAGGCTGGGCTCTACAAAGAAGGCGAGCTGGACACCAAGGCGCTCCACGCTCTCGCGCGTGCAGGTCGACCGGCATCTATCCGCCAGCACATCCCTCCGTTCGTCGATGGCGTCGATCCCAAGAAGGGGACATTTCGTTCCTTGCCTGAGCTGCTGCAGGTGCCCTGGGTCGCCGCCTGGACCGACGATCCAAACTTCCACCGCTTCAGCGTGAGCGACAGGACTCGTCTGATGGCCGAGTTCGACGGCGGCAAAGTTTGGTGGGTAGTTGGCTTTCTAAGCGAGGTCCCTGACGGCCTGCCCGTCTGGGAACCCAAGGACAAAGACCCGCCGTAAACCACCTGCTGCCGCGCCCGCGGGCTCACGATGCCCCACCAACCCGGGGAGCGCCATGCCCGACACGACCGAGCCCGACCTGATCACCCTCGTCCACCGCGAAGACCTCGAAGCCATGCTGCCCAGCTGCGCCTGTGGCGAGCACCATCTTCGTTTCGTCCGCCCCGGCTGCCACCCGCGCGCGCAGGTGCGCGTGGCCTACGACAACGGCATCCTCGGCGTCCTCTGCAATGCCTGCGAGGCGCCGGTGTTCGCCGTGAGGGTGGCGAGCCACGGCCGCACGGGCCCAGCCAACTGACCCGCGGGAACTACGCGCGCCCCGCGTGCGCCCGCGATGCTTGGCGCCGTGGCTGGCACTGGAGTCGTCATCAACGGGGTTCCCGAGCTTGTGGCCGGGTTGCGGATCAACAACTGGCTGGACGCCCCCGCGCTGCGCCTGCGACCCGAGGACGCCCGCCCGAGGCTGACGACGTGGATCCGCCAGGTTGTCTTGCACACGACCAAAGGCATCCCCGGGGGTGACGACCAGCGCAAGCAGGTCTTCCGCGAGGGCGTGGGCCCCTTCATGGACGCGGCCGTCGCCTGCAACCGCTGGTGGACCAAAGACCCCACCCCCGCCGGCGCCCACCTGGTGGTCGACCACGACGGCCAGGTGTCGTGCTGCTGCGACCTCGCCACTGAGGCGGCCCAGCACGCCGCGCACGCCAACCAGACCAGCATCGGGATCGAGATCTTCCAGGGGAGGGACGCCGAGATGTACCTCGGCCAGCTCGACGCCGTCGTCCGCCTGGTCGACTTTCTCACGAGGCGGTTTCGCATTCAGCGGCAGATCCCCCACAAGTACATCGGACCCGTGCACCGCCTCGAGAGCGCCAAGGAGATCGCCGATGTGGTCGGGGTGCTGGGCCACCGCGACCTCACCAAGCGCCGCGGCTTCGGCGATCCCGGCGACAAGATCATCAACTTGCTGGGCCTGGCCGGATACGAGCCCATGAACTTCGACCTGCGGGAGGACATGGCGGAATGGCGCCGCCGCCAGAGCAAACTGGGCCTACCGAAGGTGGACGGCGTCCCGGGTCCCAGCACCTGCGACGCGCTCGAAGCCAAGGGCCGGCCTGGCGACCGCCACGGCCGTCCCCACGGCCTCTGGGTGACCCGGCCGGGCGACCAGGGCAGCCTGCCCGGCTTGACGTCCTAGGGTTTGTCGCCCGCGCGCGGGCGGTTCCAGGGGGCCATCGTGTTGGCGGTCTGGGCGAAGTCGTTCGCCAGGCCACGCAGCCGATGCCACATCGCGGATCGGACCTCGTCCTCGAGCGGCGCCCGCCTGGCCTCGCCCGCCATCTGCTCCATCTGGGCGGCGTAGAACCTCAGCATCACGGCGAGGTTCGCCAGCGCCCGCGCCTCCTCGGGCCCGTCGAGCAAGATAGGACCACCAGGCTCTGTGACTTCGTCGGGCCCCTGCATGGCTTTGTCCCACCTTACCGCGGAGCAGGCGCCGGGCGGTCTTGCCCGGTCCGCTCGCGCGCCGGCGGAACATGGGGTCACCATGAGCGAAGAACACGGCAAGGTCGAGGAAGAGGTCAAAACCGAATCGGAGTCCTCGACGCAGATCGCGACGGCGAAGCGTTGGACGATCAACTACGTCGTGCCGGTCGTCCTGGCCGTGCTGACGTCCGTCGCCGGCTGGACCAAGAATCACGCCGACTCGCAGGAGCAGGCCAGCGAGGTCAAGAACCAGGCCGAGGCGGGCTTCCAGCAGAACAAGAACTTCCTCGCCGAGCAGCGCTCGTTCAACGCGGACATCCGCGACGAGCTGCAGAAGCTCAAGACCGAGATCGCCGAGCTCAAGCGCCGCCAGATCCGCCCGGTCAAGCGCAAGGAGTCGACGAAGACCGCCGCCGTGGCAGCGGTCCCCGCGCCCACCCCTCCCCCACCGCTGCCATCGGCTCCGATCGCGCCCACCCTAGACAAAGCCCTCGAACAGATCCAGCGACAACAGAAGTCGCCCGAGGCGGCGCCCCCGCCGCCCGCCCCGAAGTGATCTACGACGGTGGCTGGTCCGCTTCGGGGACCAGCCGGCCGGCCTTCTGCTTGCCGGGCTTGGGCGGCTCGGACTCCTCGGCGAACGCCTCCTGGAAGGCTGCCAAGGCTGGCTCTACCCGCGGGTCGGCGCGGTGCCGGCGGAACAGCTCGTTGAGCACCTCGACGAAGCGCGCAGGGTTCTCGAGGATAGGCGCGCTGGCTCGAACCCAGTTCTCCGACTTCGGATCGAGCGGCTTGGCCTCGGGATGCTCGGCCACCACCTTCGCCGCCCAAGACTTCTCCTCGAGCTGCTGCAACACCGGCTCGAGCCCGGCGAGCTCGTGCGCCATCATCGGCGGCTCTGTGATGCTGCCGACCAGGCGGGGGAAGAACTCGGCGACCTCGGCAGTCACCTCGAAAAGACTCGGCGTCTCGTCGTCCGCCTGGTGCATCGTGCCCTTGCTCTCGGCCATGAAGCCGATCGTCGGACCGTGCAGGTCGAGCACGTTCTTGGCGCGGTGGAGGACCTTCTGCTCGGCTCGCGTCTTGAACGAGAGGCCCTTGCGGAGAAGGAAGATTGCGAGGTGCCAGCGGTCCTTCGGGGTTGCGATGATCTGATGGGGCGGCGTGGGTTCGTTTGCCATGGCACCGACCGTGCCGCCGTTCCAGATCCGGGCGGGAATTCTCAGGTGCCGGCCAGCGTGGAACCGAGGTGCAAGGCCGACATCAGATGGGCTTTGAGGGCGGTCATGCGAGCGGCGGGGGTTGCCCCAGCTTTCCAGGCGTTCATGAGATCGGTGTATCCCGTTGGGGTGCTTCGCGTGGCGCGGATGATGTAACGGTTTATGTCTTCGATGTTGAGGCCGAGCGCCGGCGACGTCTGCCGTTCCCACTGATCACTGAACGTGTCGGTGGTGGTGGTGTCGAAGATCGTGAACGGGGCAAACTCGCACACCTTGGAGTCACTGGCGTTGCCGGTGCGAAGAGTGAGCTTCATCGTGGCGCGCACCAGAGCGTCATTGGGTAGAAAGTCCGAGATGACGATTTTAGCGAGGTTGGGGATCAGAATCTGGGCGTTGAGGTCGATCGAGTTTGACATTGCGGACCTCTCCTCAGAAGCAGGGGATGCGTCGGTCGTTGCCGTTGATGTTGAGCAGGAGCCATTCCTGCACCGTGGTGTTCGCGCCTGCGGGCCCCAGGGATCCGAGAACGGTCGCGACCGTTCCGTTGGCTTCGGATGAATCGATGCGGGGAAGGCCGGCGTCGATCCAGAGCGAGTAGCCCTTCGTGATGGTCGTCGACCCGGCCGCCACCGGCGCCCCGGCGATTCGCATCGTCGCCGCGTGGGAGACCGTGATGGCGCTGCCCGAGGTGATCGTCGGCTGCTTGATGTCCACCAGGTTGAGGCCCGTCGCGGTGGTGACGTTGGTCGAGCCCGACATGGTCAGGGTCGCCGCCTGCATGTCGATGGCGTCCCAGACAAGGCCCGCTGCCGAGGCGAGCGTGTTGGTGCCCAGGGCCGTGACCTGGCCGCCGGCCTCGACCAGCTTGAGGAGCGGGCTGCCGGCTCGGTTCGCGGCGGAAAGGGCGTTTTTGTAAACGGCCGCTACCGTGTCGTAGATCACGACGCAGGTGCCGCCGGTTGTGTTGGTGAAGTTGGTACCCAAAGTCAGCATCGCACCCGCGGCGGTGCTGTTGTTTTTCAGGTGAATACCAGCGACAAGGCCACCGCCGGCGGAGACGCCTCCGACGTTGAGCTCCAACGACGAGCTGCCGGTGGGGCGTACGTTGAAACCGACCCCCAACATGTCGTAGAAGATGCCGCGGAAGCCGTCCCACGAGATCTGAAGCGGATCGTTGGCGGAGGAGTTCAGGTTCTCGAAGGACCAGATATGCCCCGAGGTCCCGGTGTCGAGGTTGATCTTCGGGCTCGCCGCCGTGGAGCCGGCCACCTTGACGGTGAAGGAGGCGGTGGAACTTGCCGTGTTGCTGGTGTTCGAGACGGTGAGGCCGACGTTGCCCCCGGAGCTCGACGCCGCGTGGGTCAGAACGTTCGACGCCAGCGTGATTGCGCTCGAGGTGAGCTGCCCGCTGCTGTTCGCCACGGGCAGCGTGGTGTCGGTGAAGCCCGTCAAGACCGTGCCGGCGATCGTGCTTGCCGCGAAGGCACCCGCCGCCAACGTCCCAAAACCGAGGGTGGTGCCCGAGAGGCGCAGCACGTGGCCGTCGGTGCTGGTGGCGATCGAGGCCATCACGCCGCCAGCGTTGGCGGCCACACCCAGGACCGAATTGGCCGAGCCGCTCGCGATCTTGGCGAAGGCGACCCCCGCCGTGGTGAGCGCGAGGGCGGTTTTCGAGCTGACGTCCGAGGCAGTGAACTCGGTCCCCAGGTTGACCGTGGTCCGCTGGGTGACCGGGGTCCCGTTGTTCTCGATGGTCGCGTAGCCGCCGCCGCCGCCGGCGGCCGCCGCCCACTTCCACCCGGCCGCCGAGGCCGCGTCCGCCGTGAGCACCTGGCCGTCGGATCCGACACCGATTCGCAGGGGCACGGTCGAGAAGCCCAGCAGGTCGCCCTTGGTGGTCAGAGCGGCGACGCCGGCCACCTTGGTGAAGTCAGCCGCCGACATGGTGCCCGCCGCCGAGCCGGACGCCGCCGAGATGGTCAGCGTCAGGTTGGTGGTGCCGATGGTTCCGCCACCGCCCAGCGGGGCCGTGGTGGTGAGCGTGCGACCCTGCAAGGTCGAGATGCTGCTGAGCGCGGTCGAGATGTCGGTGACCGCGGTGGCCAGTTGGGTGGCCTGCGTCCCGGTCATGAAGCCAGAGGCCCCGCCCGTCACGACGTCCAAATGCAAGCCTCCGCCGCCGCGGTTGCCGTGCTGGGCGTCCGTGGCGAGAACGCCCACCTGGATGTCGTCGGCGTTGACGGTGATCGATCCGTCGCCGTTCGCGCCCACCGCCAGCGTTCGATTGGCGCTGAGATCTCCACTGCCCGTGAGGCCCGCCCCAGCGGTGATGGTCCGGGTCTGGGGCACGTAGACCGCGGACAGGCCCGCCACGGTGCTGGTCAGGCTCGCGATGTCCGACGTGTTGGTGCTGATCGCGGTCTGGAGGGTCGTGCTCAGCTGGATGTCGTTGGCGTTGACCGTGATGCTGTTGTCGGCGTTCTGGCCGACATTGAACGTGCGGTTGACCCCGCTTAGAGTGCCGCCGCCGCTGAGGCCGTCGCCCGCGATGAGATCGATCCCCTGCAGCGTCGAGATCGCCGAAGCGTTGGCGGAGATTGACGAGGTGTGCGACGCGAGCGTGGTGGTGTGGCCGCCGACGGTCGCGGTCAGCGCCGATAGGTCGCTGGTCAGAGTGCCGATCGAAGACGTGTGCGCTGCCAGGGTGGTGGTGTGCCCCCCGACCGTCGTCGTCAGGCTCGCCAGATCGCTGGTCAGCGTGGCGATCGACGAGGTGTGGGAGGCCACCGAGCTCGTGAGGGCGGCGACGGCGGTGTCGATGTCGTCGACATCAGCCACGAGATCGGCGATCTGCGCGCCGAAGTCTGCGGCCACGAGATCGGCCAGCTGCTGGGCCATGGTGCCCGACATCCAGCCGTCGGCGCCGCCCGCGACGGCGATTTTGTAGGGGTGGACGTGTTTTCCCCGCGCCGCCTTGTCATCGGTTCCCGGATCTGCGGTCAGCGCATCCGGCAAGGGATCGTCGTCGGACAGACCGCTCCCCGCGGTGCCTGGCGGGCCTCGCATCGAGAACCCGGCGCCCCAGTCGCCGTCCGTCTTCGGGCCATAGAGGTCTCGCGTGGGCGAGCTGTCATCGATCCAGAACTCCCCCTCGCGGCCGTCGGTCTCGAGAGGCGGCCGATCTCCATGGAGAACCGAGAGACCGGCTGGCCCGATCGCGATCGGCGCTCCCTCGTCCACCAGCGGCGGCAGGATCGGCTCGGCGACCTGGCCGACGATGGGCAGGATGTGGAAGACCGAGTCAGGTACGCCCTGCCAGCGGTTGCCGTCGCTGTCCGTGAGCTGGACGTCGAGGTGATAGTTCTTCTTCTCGATGAGGCCGAGGGTGTCGGCCGAGTCGAGCGTGACCGAAGCCGTCCATTCACCGGCGTCGTTGGGAAACGTCGGAGGCCGCAGCACCGCCTCGCGCGTGAACATCGCACTGGCGTCCGCCAGCTGGCGCCGCACCGCCAACCTGATTGTCGGGAAGGTCGCCAGGTTTGGCCGCGTGTAGTCCGACTTGCGGATGACCAGCCGGATGACCGAGTCCTCGCCGCGAGGGATGTCGATCCGCTGCGTGAACGGCCGCAACGGCTCGATCGTCCCCGCTGGGACGCTGCCATCGTCGATGACGACCTGGAGGGTGCGGATCATAGGACCGTGTCCACCTCGCTGAGCGACATACGGAAGCGCATGGGCCCGACAATCAGGTATTCGTCGTTGGCGTCGGCCGTCGTCTTCACCACGCCGATCCCAATGCCCACGTTCGACGAGAGCGGCAAGTTGGTGGTGTGGGTCGCGATCAGCGTCCCGTTGATGTAGAAACGAACGGCCCGCGTGGCATCGTCCGCCACTGTCTCGCCGCTCCACTCGACGCGCAGCCGATCGCCACGCGCCGCACCGATCGCGGCCGCTACGGCGCTGTCAGTCGCGGTCTCCACACCGCCGCTCTTGGTCACACACCGCCAGCTGCCCCCGCCGCCAACACGAAAGCCGATGAAGTTGTTTCCGCCGGCCACTGTGGTGCTGGGATCGTCGCAGAGCCCGATGTGAGAGGTGATGGAGCTATAGACGGGCGCCACCGCCGTGAACTCGAGCACCACGTGGTTGTCGGCCCGCAGGACGCCGAAAGGGCCGCACGCCACGGTAACGTAGTCGTTGAGCGTCCGACCGACGAGGACTCCGAGGGCGGGCCCGTACGCCGACGGCGCCATGTAGGCGATGGCGGTGCCGGTGGTGCCGACGGCCTTGTAGCGCCACTCGGGCATGGCGCCGAATGCCGACTCGCCCGTGTTGAACTTGGACGAGTAGCCGGTCAGCGCCGAATAAACCCAGTTGACGTCCTTGACCACCACCTGGCCGGTGGGAAAGCCCAGGTGGTCTACTGCGAACCGTCGGTGCCCGATGGCCGCACGGAACGCGATAATGCACTTGTCCCAGACGCTGGCGGTCGCCCGGGGACGCTTGAGCCAATCGATGAAGTCGGCGAGGACCTTGAAGGCCTGCTCGAAGGTGGCCGCGTTGGGCAGATCGCCATCGGCCGGCAGCGAAACCTGGATGGTGTTCTCACCTTCCGGCGGATCCGAAGGCAGCTGCGTGTTTGTCTGGTCGCCTGTGTAAGTCGTCGGCACCGGGGCCTCCTAGATCGCGTAGTACCCGATTCGTTTGTCGTCGCCCGATGCACCCGGCACGAACGTCGCGACGTTGCCGCCAAGCGCCGGCTCGGTCCCGAGCGTCCGGCCGACCAGCGGCCACCCCAGCAGCGCGCCCGACTGAATGATCCACGCCCCGACGTAGAGCGCCTTGGATGGTCGCCACTTTTGGACCGCACCGTTGAGCAGCGACGCCTCGAATACCGCCGGATCGGGAAACACGATGCCGAAGACCGAATAGAAATTGTCGCGCCCGTCGAAGGTCCAGCCCGGCCGGGTGAGCGTCCCGCCATCGAGGGTTTGGCGGTTCAGGCAGTCCATGAGCGTGCCCAGCACCAGCGCGCCGCCGGCGTCGAGCTGCGCATACCGGCCACTCTGCTGCACGATGGTGGCGCCGCCCGGACCCGTCGGAATGCCGGCGGCCTTGATGGCATTCAGCATCCCGAGCGGAGATCCGGCCCCGCCTCCGACACCCGTCACAGGCGTGTTGTCGCCGGCCCATGCATCCCATGCTCCGAAGAGCCGATCGCCATAAGCCGCGTCAGACTCGAACGGCCCCCGAGGAAGCCCGCGATCGTGGCCGATCTCCTCCAGCGCGGCCGCGTCCCCATTCGCGGCGGCATAGACCGGCAGCCTGGCGAAGACCGCCTGCCGGTGCCGCTCTGTGATGACGTCCATCCGCCTGCCCACCGCCGCGTGGAACGCCTGGCCCCACTGCTTGCGCAGCCATGGCGGCAGCGTTTTGGGGAGGTACTCCTCGAACGGCATCAGGCCACCGTCACCCAGGTGAGCGCTGCCGACGGCTCCGAACCCGCGGGGATCACCGCCACCTCGTTGGTGTTCAAAGCGCGATTGATCGCGAAGCCGTTGAGCTGCAGGCCGCTGTAGTCGATGGCGCCGGCGTCCATCAGCACCTGCACGAGCTCGGAGAGGCGCACCACGCCCGGCGAGCCGGTGGAGAGATCCCCGCCGATCGGCAGGTCCGCGATGTAGAGCCGCCACGCCTCGTCGGCGGCCGCCTGGGCCGCGACCAGTTTGGCCAGCTTCACAGTGACCGAACCCGAGGGCGTGATGTTCACGTTGGCCGCGGCGGTCACGAGTGCCGTGTCCGTGATTCCGTCGCGGGCGTTGAGGTAGGTCTGAAGCGCTGAGACGATCGGCCCAGACGGAGCTCCTGTCGCGGTCGCCACCAGCACGTCGGTCTGCCCGGCCACGTCGGCAGAGGGACGCGTCGTGATCTTCTCGATTCCGAACGCGCCATCGAGACTGGCCTGGCGGACCCACGCGACGTATTTGTCCGCCACGATGTTGAGGCTCAGCGAAGGCCAACGGCCCAGGCATCGCGCGGCGTAGGCCTCCTGGGTCTCGTCGTCCACGCCGTTGGCCGTGATCGGCGAGCCGATCGACTCGAACGTGTGACGGTCGCCCTTCACGAACCCGACGCCGGCGCCGTTCGCGAAGGTGAGCGTGATGCCGTCACCGATGCCGTAGCTGGCCGGGATCGGCGTCAGAGTCGCGATGGAACCGGGCACCCCGTCCTGCTCGTAGTCGATCACCACCTTGCCGGTAGAGGGCTGCGAGCCCGACGCGAGCACCGTGACTGTGTAATGCCGGAGCAGCACCGGCACGCCGCTCGGCGTGACGCTGCCTGAGCCTTGATTCGCAGGATTGCGCTTGGCCGACGTGCCGACGCCACCTTCGAGGCCACCGAAATCGGTCGGCGGATTGTTGATGCTCAGGCCAGGCAGAGGAGTGATCAGCGTGTTGATGGTGTTGGCCGGATCGTCGTACGAGGAGCCAGGGGATTCGGCTCGCATCTCGACATCCACAGTCCCACCATCGGGCACCGCCACCGGCCCGCCCTGGTATTCGTAGACGTTCGCTCCCGCGGCGGCTCGAAAGCCCGAGTTGATGGTCTGGGGTCCGAGGCCCGCGCTGCAGCTCACGCGGCAAAGCTGCTTGGTGTAGGTCGCTCGGGCGCGCTCGAGGTCGTAGAACTGCTCACCAAGCAGGTCGAGCCAGGTGGGGTCGAGTTCCTTGGCAAGGCCCGTGTACCCGCCCGCCGCGACCGCCGAAAGCAAAGCGCTAAGGTCGCCGAGGGCTGCGGCGATTGCCTTGACCATCGTCTGCGCCACCCCGCCCGCTTCCCAGTCGGTGACCGGAAAGCCCGCGGTCTTGAGGACCGAGAGCAGGCTCGCCTCTTCGTCCTGCGCCGTGCGCGTGGGAAGAAGCTCGGAAAGTGTGGCAGCCACCCGCGCAGCGTATCGGCGCGCGCGTGAACGCCCCTACTTTCCGGACGCAGCTACTTGCAGGTCTTGCTCTTGCCCGGGCCGTTGTCTGCACAGTGCATGGGCGCGCAGCAGTTCGCGTCCGACGTGCAGGTGGCGCCAGGGCGCTTGAAGCAGCACTCCGCTCGGCAATCGGCCACGCAAAGCATGTACTCCGGGAGCGGCACGGGGCTGCTGGTCGTCTGCGGGGCCGGCGGGATCTTGCAGCCCACGAGCGGCTTGTTGTTCAGCGTGCACGTGCCGCACGCCATGTCGCCCTTCCACAGGTATTCCCACTGGCCCGCGGTGACGAGGAAACCGCAGCCCGCCGCCGTGACGTGGGTGCTGGAATCGCAGCGGAGAGTCTCCGGCTGCGGCATGCTGCCACCGGCGCCGCCCGTGCCGGGCGTGCTGCCGCCCCCAGTTCCCGGCGCGCCGCCGGCGCCGCCGGTGCCCACGCTGCCGCCGGCGCCACCCTGGCCCGCGCCGCCCGTCCCTGCCAGCGCGCCGCCCGATCCGCCCCGTCCTGCGTCCGCTGCGACGGAGCCGCCGGCGCCTGCTCCGCCGTCCGGTCCCGCTGCGCCGCTGGCGCCCCCAGAACCGGTCGCCAGCATGTCCGCACTGCCGCCCGCATCGACGGCATCCATCGGACCGAGGCCACCTTCGGAGCCACAGCCCACGGTCAGGGTGACCAACACCAGCGCGCGGAAAATGAGACTCCTGATAATCACCCCTTAATTGTGAACGGTTCGCCCCGCTCAAGCTGGGCAAACGGACTACTCCGCGCGCAGCAGCTCCACCGTCAAAGCCGTGACGGACAGCAAAAACCTGAATGGTCCTGCGGCGGTCTCGATGGTGATGTCGACTGTCAACGTAGATGTCGCCATGTCATGCGACACCGCCACCGTCGCCGACTCGATGCGATCGTGCCGCCGGCATTTGGCCTCGATGGCCCCACCCAGGGACGCCAGTTCCTGCAGGGACCATGCGCTATTGAGCCGGCCGCGCACCGAGTAGCCGTAGTTGGGATCGCCGTCGAAGTGCACAGCCAGCGCGCCCTCGGGCGTGATGAGCTCGCGCGCGAGATAATTCGCGATGACCTTCGGGCCGTAGGCCAGGCGGAACGTCGGCGGTAGATCGTCGATGACGTCGATGTCGATGCCGAGCAGCTGCTCGTCGGCGCGCGCCGGTGGCTTCGCAGTGCGCGGCTGTGAGACCAGCGCGGGCGTGGCGGGAAAATCGAGCAGGTAGCCGTCGTCGGTTGGCATCAGGCATACAGGGGGGCGTCCGCCCCCGCCTCCCATGGAATGAGGTAGTCACCGAACTTCGCGATGTCGGGGCGCCCGGGGAACAAGCCGTTGGCGAGCGACGGCGCCACGAACCACAGATCGGGCAATCGGCCGTGCCGCCCGCGCATTCCCGACGTCATCGACACCAGCGCCATCGGCTGCGCGGGGTACTTGCCCGTCAGAGGGTCCACGACATCGGCATCCACGCATGACGGCCTCGAGGCGTTGGCAGCGACGCGATCGGAATGGCTCGACACCAGAAAGTCCATCGCGCCCAGCGGCCCCCAGGACTTGAGCCCCGGTGACTGATAGAGCCGCTGCCATTCGGTGGCGTGGTTGCCGCTCCCCGCCGAAGAGTTCCCGGCCGCGAACGCGAAATAGGGGGTGGTCCAGCCAGAGACGGGCTCGACGGCCTTTCCCAGGACGACCATCGTCTTGGCGTCTCCGCCCTGGCAAATCAGGAGCATCGTCTGCATCCCATCCACGCTGTGCAAGACTTGCAGGACCTGCTGGACGTCGCTGGCGCACGTCCACTCGGCTGCATTGATCAACACACGCTCGTCGGACGCGGTCGGCCGGGCCGTGGTCGATCCTCCGGTGAACCCAGCCAACGACACCACGAGCGTCGCCTGGTTCGCGCTCGAAGTGTTCCAGTCCCAGCAAAGTTGCATGCCCGTTGCTGCCTGGCCAAGCACGAGCCACGAATGCGCGCCGCTCGTGGCGAACACGATCTTGGTCGGATCGCTCAACCGGTTCACCGCATCGAGCCCCGCCGTCACCGAATCACTCGACCCGATCGACGTGAACGGCAGCCCGGCCACTCCCGTGAGCCGCAGCACCACGCGCAGAAACAGCGCCTTGGCGGTGGCCGTCGCCGAACCTTGGGCAAGGACCGCGTCGTTGCGGACCCATTGCCACGATCGCTCGATCACGGGGGTCAGCGGCATGGGCATTAGTCGTCGTCCTGCCAGTGGTACGTGGCGGTGGCCGCGGGCAACGCGACCGGCAGAGTGAGCGCCACACCGCTTAAATTCTTGATTCCCTCGGTCAGATAGATGCGAACGTCTATCGAGTTGCCGCCGGGGGTTTGCCACGTGTCGGCGGGCCCATCCCCGGTGTTGTGGATCTTCAATTGGGCCAAAGACACCTCGACCGTCGGCACGAGCGCCGGCCCGCCTGGCGCTTTGATCCAGATGCGGATGGTGGACGCTGGGTTGTAGGCGCTCATCGCGGGCAGGCTGTTTTGGCGCTTGTAATCGAGCACCACCGTGGATGGGTCGATCACGTCGCTGAACGTCAGAACGATCGGCGCCGTGAAGCCCGAAGACGCGTATGGCGAGGGGTTTGGAAGGCCGTATGTCGAAGTCGATGGCGACTTTGACAGATAAAGCAGCTCATCCTTGCCCACCAGTGGCGGCCCGAGGGACGCCGACCAAGGGACCACCCACGGCCCGAACTGAGCGAGCCGCGCTGGCCCGCCAGCCGGAAACGTCGTGCCGGAGACGGTCCCGCCGCCCGCGGAGCCGCCGGCCAGCCAGGCGTCTTTAATTCTGCCGAGCCACGCCCCGGTGGTCGCGTGGTAGACGAAGACGGGCTGCATCGGCCGCTCACCGGAGATCTGGTTCGCCTCGTTGAGACAGGGGGCGACTCCGAGGTATGGCGAGCCATTGACGGTGGGCACGTCGTACCCGTTCTCGATCGCGATGGTCGCCTGGGTAGCTCCAGTTGGCAGGAAGCACCCAACCATCGAATTCCACGCGTTTTGGAACATCGAGCCCAAGCTGCCGGTGCGGTCGAGCAACGCGAAGAACGGCTTTGACACCGCAGGTGGAGCCTCCGCCATCTCGCCGATCATCAAGCTGCCTTGGTAACCCTGGCCTCCCTGAGGCGTCCCGCTGACCGACCCGGCCCCCGTTCCGGTGAAAAACATATAGGTGGCTCGGCCATCGCGGGCATGCAGGATGTGCATCCAGTTGAAGACGTCGGCGCCGTAGTCGTCGAAATCCGTGAGCCACACCGTTGCGGGCACAGAGCCCGGAACGGCGTTCCCGAATTCCACCTCATCGACCGCCGTCGGTCGGGCCGTGGGGCTCCCCCCGGTGAACCCGATCCTCGAGATCATGAACCGGAGATCGTCTTCATCGAGGATGCACTCCAGCAGGAGGTGCAAGCCGGCGGCGTTCCGCATCACGATCCAGGATCGAGGGACGACCGAATCCTCGTCGGAGTCGTGCGTCCAGACGATGTCCGTTGGAGCCAGCCACCGGTTGACCCGGTCCATGCCTGCCGAAACCGAGTTGCTCGAGCCCATCACCTCCCACGGTTTCAGCGGAAATCCCAGCCATGCGTTGACGATCGCGAGGACGATCTCGTTGCCCCTGGGATCGACCGCCATGTCCAACCGGGGGCCGAGGTTGATCCCGGTCAGCCACTGCCAGGAGCCTTCGATGCGAGGGAGGGGCATGGCCTACGCGATCGTTCCTACCACCGGCGCCGCGCCCGGTGCGCTGGTCACCGTGGCCACGCCCGTCACGACCGTGGTTCCAGCGAGGTGCAGGAAAAGCGCATTGAGCTCCGCGGCCCGCACCTCGAGCATCATCTGCTCCTGGTCGGCGGGCGAAAGCACCCGCTGCTTGGCGAGCCACGTGGCCTTCACGGCGTCGCCCGCCGTCTTCTGGGCTTGAGCCGCCACGGCGCCGGTGCCCACGAACGCCATTTACTTCTTCGCCCCCACGACCGTGCTCGAACTGCCGAGCATCCAATACGGCATTCCGGTGTAGGGATCGTTGCCCTGCCCCGTAACCACGCCGTCCTTGAGGGGGGTGACCGGCCCGCCGAGCTCGAGGACCTGGGCGTTGAACGTCGCCTTGACCGGTGTAGTGCCCTGCGTTCCTGGCTCCCAGAGTGCGGCGAACGGAAGATCCGGCTGCCCATCGTCCCAGCCCACCGACAGCCGGTGCCCGGCGGTGATTGTGACATCGAGGCCAGGGACGCCCACGCGCAGGGGGATGTTCGACATCGGCGGCAGCCGCGGATCGTCGGGCTGGACGTCCACGCGCCGCAGGTTCGCGTGCTGCCGGAGCACCTTGCAGCGGTAGACGCGCTGATAGTCGAGCGTCGGGCAGACGCCGGACAGGGCGGCGAGCGAGCCCTTCGGCCGATCGAGCGCTGGCATCATCCCGGCCACATTCGGGCCAGCGGAGGACGCGGACCCACTTTCAGGCAAGAGCCACGCCGTGGCCCGCAGGCTCGCTCCCTTGGGCTCGTATTCGAGGTGATCGATGCGACGGCCCCCGATGGCTGTGCCGGGCAGCAACCCGGGCGCCAGCATGCTCAGATCGATGACCGCGCTTTCGGGCACGGCCCCCGACTCGGCAAAGTCCGTGACCGTCGACTCAGGCCACGTCTCCTTGCCCACCCAGACCGAGCCGTCTGGCAGGTGACGCCATGAGATGCCCGATCCGGCGCGCTCGAGCAGGCATCTGATGGCGCGCGCCGCCGGCATGACGGCCGTGGTCCAGTGCTCGAACTGCCGGTTGAGCACCTCTCGGTCTGCGGTGCTCGAGAGGACCTCGCCGACGTCGGCCAGCACGTCCGAGAGCACCACCCGCAGCGTCGGGGCGGTGTAGTGCTTGGGCCGCACGAACGAGCGCAGGCCGTTGGCGCCGGCCACGATCCGGGCGTGGAAGACCTTCTCGAGCACCGAGCCGCGCGCGACGCTGCCCTTGAGGACGAGGCCGGCCGCCAGTTGCAGCTCGACCTTGCCGGTCATCGCGGCGTCGTTGGCCACCGCCAGGTCGGCGGTCCAAGCGCCGATCCGGGGCAGGTTGACCTTCCCGCCCACCACCGCGAAGCCGGCGCCGGCGCCAGCGGCCGAGAGGGTCAGCGCAGACATGGGGTCACGTACCGCCCCCGCTCGGCGCCGGCGGCAGGACCGGCACGGCGTCGGTGGTGGAGGGCTTGGGAGGGGCCGAGCCGCGGGCCTGCGTGATCTCCTTGGCCAGCGGCGGGCCAGAGCCGGAGGCCTTGCGGCTCACGTCGACGGCCTTGGGCGGGATGTACTGGACGGCTTTGATGCGAAGGACCGCGCCCTTGGCCGGCGTGTAGTCCACCGACTCCATGGTCTCGAGCAGGATCGAGGACACGCTCCAGGGCGGGCTGCTGCACGACGGGTGCTCGATCGTGATCGCCTTCATGTCGAGGGCGCCCAGGGGCGCGCCCGGCGGCCGCCAGATCGCGCGCAGCAAGACCTGGAGCTTCTGCCACTGCGAGGGCGTCCAGACGCTGATGGTGATGTCGAGGCGCGCCGCCTCGTGCCCCCGATCCGTGGTCGGGCCGCCGTCCCTCCCAGTCGACTTCGGGATGTCGATCTTCTTCTTGGGCACGCACTTGACCCGCGTGATCCCGGGGACCTTGAAGCCGTTGAAGGTGGCGAGATCCCACGCGTTCGTGGCGTAGTCGGGGCCCTCGTACCCATCGAGGCCATCGCCCGCTGAGTCCCAGAAGGGCACGCCGGGGGCGGCGACGATGCCGACGAGGATGGGGTTGACCGCCATCAGACCGCTCCCCCCTCGGCCGCCCATTCCTCGTAAAGGCTCTCGATCGCACGGCGTACCGAGAACGCCACCTCGTCAGCCTGCTCGCGCGCGGCAGCCTCGTTGCCGGCCGGCGCACCGATGTTGATCGTGATGCTGGCCTCGATGCGCGGCCCGCCGCCCCGCGCCGGCGGCGGCTCGTAGGCGCCCAGGAACGCCCCCGCCAGGACAGGCTGCGCGCCAGGGCCGGCCGCCACGCCCGCCAGCGCGGGGCCCGCCATCTCGCGACCGGCGGCGGCGCCGCCGATAGCAGGCAGCAGCATGCGCGGCCCGAAGGCGGCCGCCACCGTGTCCGCCACGCTGGGAAGCGCCCGCTCGATGCCGAGTTCGAACCCGCGCGACGTCATCATGCCGAAGTCGGCGAAGACGCTGGAAGGCGAATGGATCCCCAGTACCGCCTTCAGCTTGTCCGCCACCGCGGTCCCCATGCCCTCGACGGCGTCGACCACGAACGTGATCCCTTTGACGATGCCGTTCTGGAGGCCCTCCCAGACCGCGGTCCCGATCTCGTAGGCGGCGTTGAAGAAGTCGCCGACCAACTGGGTCGTCTCGTAAAGGCTCTCGCCCAGCGCCTCGCCGAACGCAGTGAACTTTCCGAAGAGCATCCCGAGCTCGCCGCCCACCTTGGCGCCCACGTCCACCAGGACGGTGAAGATCTCGATCGCGGTGACCAGGCGCTTGGACCACGCATCGAAGTCGATCTCTGACACCAGCTTGCCGAAGTGGTCGATCATCCCCTCGAGTCCCCGGATGATCCGCCCCCCCGCGGGCGAGTCGGGGGACAGGCCGGTCACCAGGCGGTTGAGCCCCTTGGTGACCTCCGTGAACCCGCCGCTCTTTTCCAGCTCCTCGAACAGGTTGGGGACGATGTCCTTGGTCTTCTCCAACTGGGCCAGGAACGTCTGCGACATCGCGATGCCGGCGCCGCCGAGGGGCTTGCCGGTCTTCTCGGCGATCTGCGAGTAGAGCGCCTCGATCAGGACGTTGGCCTTGACCTTGCCCTCCCCGATCTTCTTCTCGACGTCCTTGATGCCGATGCCGGTCTCCTCCGCCACCCGCTTGAAGAACTTCTCGCCACTGATGCCCGCGCCCACCAGCTCCCGCTCGGAGATCCCGCCCTTGAGCTGGATCTTCGAGATGAGCCCAACGGCGTTGGCAGCGCCGGCCATCTTGTCGGGCGTCATCGCCGCCAGATCGATGGTCGCGGCCATGGCACGCTCGAGGCGCTCCCCCGAGATGCCGGCCTTGACCAGGGCTCCGGCGAACCCTTTGAGGGCCCCGTCGGTGAACTCCGTCTTCTCCGCCAGTCGGTCCATGAACCCCAGCAGTTGGTCGGCCGGCTCGTCGCCAAGCAGGATCTCGAACGAGCGGCGCGTCCGTTCGGCTTCACCTGCTGCCTGAAGGGCCTCCTTGCCTAGATCGAAGAAGCCTTCTCCCAGGCGCTTGAGGCCCTCGAACGTGGCCAAGGCCGTGAGGTGGCCAAGCATGTCGCCGCCCACAGCCTTGAAGGAGCCGCCCGCCTTGCCGGTGATGTCCGCCAGCAGGGTCGTGCTCTTGCCGGCGTTGCGGAGGGCCTTGTCGAGCTTTGCGGCTTCGGCCTCGACCTTGCTCATCTCGCGGACGAGCTTGGCGGCCTCGTCGAGCTTGGCCGACAGCTCCATGTGGAACTCGACGCCGCCAGCATCAGCCATGTCGCCTGCCTCCTTTCCGCTTCCCCATGCCTTCGACGAAGCCCGCAAGGACCCGGGCGCAGCGCAGGCCGTCTGCGATCAAGACGGCCCCCGCCATCGCCCGCTCGCTCGTGTCACCGCGCAACAGGGCCGCAATCGCATGCGCCCCCTCCAAGAGATCGCGAGACGCCCTCTCGGAAGCGCGGACTATTTTTTTCGGACGGCGTCTTCCTCAGCACCGCACAGCTCGATGAGGCGGTCGCCGAACCTGACGAGCAACGCGGGCTTGGCCCGCAGGATCGCTTCGAGCCGAGCTCGCTCAGGGTAGACGCAGCAGGCAGTGACCAGCGTGCGGTTGGCGCTGGGGCGCGTCTGCGCGTCCGCCGCCTCGACCTGCCATCGCGTGTATTCCTCCGGCGTCGCGACCCGGAAGACCACGGTGTCGCCCCACTTCGTCTCGAGGTGAGAGATCTCGCCGTGCTCGGCGCGGAGTTTCGCGAGGTCGTTTTCGTCAATGGGCATGCCGGGATGATTGCTGCAGCATCAGCGGGCCCCGGGACTTTTCAGAGGGTGCGGAGCCCCTTGAACGTGTTGCACCAGATGATGTCCATGATGGACAGGGCGACCTTCACCGTCGAGAGATCGCCGCCCTCGCTCTGGCTGACCTCCGGCGAGTGCAGGCGCACCGAGACCAGGCGGTCCGTCACCGTGTCCGCCGGCGACAGCAGCTCGGCGTAGGAGATCGTCAACGAGTGGCCGAGCTCCGCGAACCCGATGGTTCCGCCGCGGGTCAGGAGGAACAGCAGCGCCTTCCAGTCGCCTTGGTAGAATTCGATGTCCCCTTCGAAGTCGACGGTGCCGCGGCCGCGCCCCTGGGGTTTGGCGCTGGTCCCCCGCATCTTGGGGATCTCGTGCATCTCCTTGTAGTTGATCGCCTTGACGCCCTTGGTGATGTTGCCGTTGATGCCCAGCTCGATCGAGCAGTAGGCAGTGCGGTTTCCGTTGACGTCGGGATACGTGGGAGGCATGGCAGTGGTTCCTTCCTTTGCCCTCGGCGACTACGCCGCGGCCGCCGTCTGCAGGGCTGGGTTGCGAAAGCCGATGCCCACCCGGATGGTCTCGGAGTACCCCTTGGGGGTGACCTCCACTTCGGCGTTGAGGATCGACGTGGACAGCAGGTTGTCGTCGCGCGAGACGACAGTCGCCACCGATGAGGCCTCGTCCTCGGAGATGAGAGCCGCCTCGAGCTTGGCGTTGACGTTGGCCTCGATCCCCTGGGCGTCGCGCTCGTCGATGTGACCGGTGGTCCGATCGATGCGGACGTCCTTGTTGACGTACTGGAAGAAGCCCGACCTCGCGACGGTCATCGCGCGATCCATCACCCGACGGGCCATGACCTGCTGATAGTCCGAGCTCGTCGAGGCCATCATCTTGCCGCGGGTGATGAAGTACCCCTCGCCCACCACGTTGCCGGCCGTGACGAACCGGGCCGCGTCCAGGCCCGGGGTCGCCCGCTCGTCGCGGTAGAGAGCCGCCACGTTCTTGAGCGGCCCTCCGTTGTTCTCGGCCGAGGCCTGGCCGGGGTGGCTCGACAGCTTGATGGCCGACAGGCGCGCGGCATACGCCCATGCCAGGTTTCGCCTTTGCTTCCGGCCGTTGAGCGGCGAGATGAGATCGACATCCCCCACCACGATGCCGATGCGGGCGTCCGTGTAGGACGCGGCGGCGGCCGAGATGGTGGCGTCGCTCTCGCTCTGCGGGCACTCGACCAGGCCGAAGACGTAGCGGAACTCCGCCTCAGCCGCGGTCATCTGGACGCCGACCACGCCCGCCAGGGTGACCGCGTTGGCCGCGCTCGATGGGGTGCCCACCACGTGGACGAAGCCCCAGGCCGCGGCGTCGGCGCGCAGGGCCACCAGCGCAGTGGTCAGGTCGCTGTTGGAGAAGCCCGGCGGGGTCGTCACACCGGTGTAGACGTCGTCGACCGTGAAGGTTCCCGCGAAGGTCAACACCACCCCGGTCTCGGGCAGCACGTATTTGCCGCCGGACGGGATCCCGATCGATCCCCCCCAGTTGTTGCCGCCGTCGAGCGAGTAGCGGAACGCGCCCGCGCCGAGGCCACCGGCGGTCATGATCTGCACCCTGATGTCGTAGGCGTCGACCGGGCTGTGGGTGCTGGTGTCGAGCAGGGTCGCGGTCCCCGATCCCACGCGGGTGACGGTGCCATCGAGGTTGATGGTGTAGACGTCGTTGGCCACGTAGGTGCCGGCCGAGAAGATCACGTTCGTGAACTGCTGGGCGGGCGGCTGGTACGTGAAGGGCCCCGCGCCGGTGGTGACGGTCGAGCCGTAGGCGCCCGACCCCACGGCCACCTGGAAGGTCGCAGTGGTCAGCGTGCCGCCGAGGATGATCTTCACCTTGACGATCTGCTCGGGGCCCTTCGAGCCCGTCACGGTCCCGGTGCCCGAGCCGGACAGCGTGAACGCGCCCGTCACGCTTCCCAGCGAGGTGACCAGCAGCGGGACGAGGTAGACCGGCCCGCCGGCGACCGACAGCACCTGCGCCGCGGCCTCGAGCACTGGCCCGGAGCCGATCGCAGCCCGCGCGGCATTCACCGAGCCGGCTGACATCCGGGTGTTGACGGTGCCCCTCTGGGTCGGCCCCGCCTTGACCTGGATCTTGCCGGCGCTCGCGGCGACGATCCCGAGACCGGGATCGCGGATGGTCATCTCGACATTTGGAAGGCTCATCCGTCACCCCTTCAGCGATGCACGTGTTGCTGGACTTCGGAGACGGCGGCGTCGAAGTCCGCCTCGGACACCTGCTCCGTCAGTTCCCACTTCTTGAATGCCACCGCTGCGGCGAGCTTCCAGTATTCCGGGTTGAGCCGACGCTCCCCGCCCGGCCCGCTGCCGCCCAGCCACTGCGGCAGAAAACCCTTCGACTCGCCCCAAGCCGAGACCGTGCTGGTCTCGGCGGGCGCCTCGGCCGGCACGGGCGGGGGCGTGGGCGCTTCGTTCCAATCGTTCTTTGACATGGGAGGTCCTCTCTTCGAAGGGCTACGACGTGACCAGCGTGGGGGTCGCGTTGATCTGGGTGACCGGGCGCGCGGGCTTCGGCATGCGCCGCACGGGCGTCTGGAGCTGAAAGACGATCACGCAGAGCGATCCGCTGGCCGTGCGCCCGCCCGGGTTCCAGATCTCGCGGCCGCCTTTGTATCCAGCCGCCGAGAGCAACTCGTGTGCGCTCGCCAGGAACTGATCGGTCAGCTTCTCGGTGGCGGTGAGGTCGATGCCCCAGACCTCGACCTTGATCGACCACTGGCGCTGCATGATCTCGCCGTCGTCGCCCGGGCCGCCGCCCAGCCGGCGAGGCGCGGTGTGCACGGCTTCCGCAGGGGTCCAGGTGATCCGCGGAGCCCGGCCCGTGTCCTGGGCATCGTCGGGGCCGATCAAGGGAACATCATCAGGAAGCCAGTCGGAGCCCGGTGCCTTGAAGCGGTCGAAGATCTCCTGGAGCGACACGATCACCCGCCCTTCGCGAAGTGCTCGTTGAGAACCGCGACCGCCTCTTTGCTGGCCGCGGCCGACCACCTGGGGCCAAGGCCACCCGTGTCGCTCTCGGGCAGGATCTGCCTTCGCTTGATGGCACGCGTGCCGTACTGGTGGTACGACGCGTACTCGACCGGCAAGGCGATGCGGACCGTTTCACCGTCGGTGCGCGCGACAACCGACGCCCGCAGCCGGCCGGTGTCGATGAGCGGCTTGTCGGCCTTGGGTGCCTTGCCCTGCTTGATCCTCCGCGCGCGGGCGCGCCGGTCCTTGAGACGATCGCGCACCACCGGCGCCCACGCATTGCCGTAGGGATCTCGGCTTTCCCTGAACTCGTCCGCGACCTGCTTGACGAACGCCGCGCCGATGCGCTTGGCGAGAGCCGGGAGGAGGTATGGCGCCTCGGCCACCTTGGCGCGGAACTGCTCGAACTCGCGGAGGTTCCGAACCACGAGAGCCATCAGCGCCTGCCCCCCTGGAACGGCAGTGCCATCCTCGCCCCGCCCTCCGTGTACCAGCCGCGCTGGGCGTTGCTCGACACCCGCGGGGCGCCCGCCTGCTCACCCGCGGCCGGCGTGCCCGGGTCCGAGTCGTCGATGTCCGGCGACACGGAGCCCGCAGCGATCTTCTCGAGCCACCGGATGGTGTCCTCGTACTGCAGCCGGATGTTCGCGTCCTCCGGGTTCTCCCCCGGCTTGAGGCCGCGAACGCTGAGCACCCGGTAGGCCGCGATGATCGCACATGCCTCCCGGATGTCCTGCCCCACCCGGGTCAGCGGCAGGACGTACTGCTGCCGCAGGTAGCTGTCGATCCTGGCGGAGGCGGCCGCGATCGGCCCCTGCTCGTTGTCCTGGATCGGCAGCGCCTCGAGGGCTTCGGCGTTGACGCCGAAAACCCCGAGGTCGTTGGCGGTGCAGTATTCGAGCTGGGCCATGGGCTCCTACTTGCGCGTGTGCGGCTGCTTCTTCGGCCCGCCCTCGTCGTCGTCCGCGCCAGGTTTTCCGCCCTCCAGTTCGGCGAGCCTCGCGCGGAGCCGCGCGTTCTCCTCGCGCAGGGCGAGCCCGTCCTTCTCGACCTCACCCTCGGGCGTGACCGACATGAGGATCGTGTCGGCCTTGATCGCCTCCCACGTCCGCTTGCCAATGCGCTTGGGCGCTCCGGGCTTGGCTGCCGGGTCGGCCGGTGGATCGTCGTCGCCGTCCACCAGCTCGACAAGCGTGCCCGTCCGCGGCCAACTGTGGCCACCGCGCGAGACGGCGTCGCGCCCTCCGATCTGCGGTCGACCTGACACCATGTATCGCATCTTCGTTTGCCCCCTGCGCAGCGAGTGAGGCGGCCCCGTGTTTCAGGGGCCGCGGGATCTGGTGGATGGGTTGGGTTATGAGCGGGTCGGCTTACGAGGCCGACATGCGGAAGGCGAGGAACGGGAACGAGTACCCGGCGGCCGCCCGCAGGTCGACGCCCCAGATGAACTGCTGCTGCCAGAAGACGTTGTCGTCGGTGAGGTTGGTCTTGGCGGTGAGGACCGCCTCTTGGCGCACCTGCCAGAGCAGCGGCTTGACCGCCTTCTTCGTCGCCAACAAGTACCAAGGACGACCGCTCGTGACCCTCAGGTAGGGGTTCACGATGACCCGCACCTTTCCCTGGTAGACGTTGGTGTTGGCGGCGGCCGCCGAACCGATCGCCTGACCGAGGTTGATCGCGTTGGCGATCTGCAGGCCATACTTCTCCTCGTTGGGGTGCACCATGATGGTGTCGCCAACGGTGCCCATCTGTTGGCCGTCCTCTCGCTTCCACAGCATCATCGCGGAGCGGGCCGCGCTGAAGGGCACGAGCGGGTCAGCGACGGCGATGTCGTAACCGGCGCCCACCAGCTTGTTGCTGTTGGTGCCAGAGACGATGCCGTCGGGATCGATCGGATGATCGGTGTCGAAGAAGAACTGGCCATCCCAGCACAGCTCCGTGGTGCCCGCCTCGAGCGCCTCAGCGATCTTGCGGTCCGGGAACTCTTCCACCTCGGACCCCAGCATCCCCGCGACGTCGCCATAGAAGCCATACTGGTCGTCGGCCAGGTGGTCCTTTTCGACCGCGATCGTGTCTTCGAACTTCTTGTTGCGCAGCTCATAGCTCCGCACCGAGATGTTGTGAATGACCCGCGGGCCCACCCACTCCCGCAACTGCGGGATCTTCGCCAACCAGGGATAGATGTTGGCGCTCGTGCTCGACGGCACGATGGTGGCTAGCTCCCGATAGAAGGTGTCGGGCGCCGCCTGCCCCATGCGGAAGCGGAAGTCGAGGGTCTTGAAGAAGCTGTCGAGATTTGCCGGAATGATGTCCATGGCCTGTGTTCTCCTCTGCGTCCGTATGGGTGATGGGTGATGGCTCAGACGACCGTCTTGACCCAGACCCCGTCGGAATCGAGCTGGATGGCCTTGCCCGCGGCGCTCTTGCCGGTCGACGTGTGGCTCACCGTTTGGTCGTCGGTGATGTAGACGGTGGCGCCCATGTCGGCGGCGACGACTGGATCACCGCCGTCGTTCGCCCACTTGAAGATGCCTTCCTCGACCTCGATGGTGAGGGCTCCGTCGGCGCCAGCATTGGCCACGGTCTTCTTGGCGCGACCGGCGGCGACCTTGCCGGTGGCCGTTGCGCCCGGGATGGCATATCCCGCGCTGAGCATGACCAGCGACCCTTGGTAAATGGTGGTGGCTCCCTTCACCTTCCACGGCAACGCTGCGCGCTGGGTGTCGGCCATCTGGTCGGTATTTCGAGCGGCGGCAAGTGCGGACATGGCTTCTGGTCTCCTTGGTAAAAGTGGCGGGTGTCAGTTGTTCGACCGTCGCGGTTACCCGCCGGCCAGCCGCTTTTCCTGGTCCTTGATGAAGGCGTCTCGATTGATGCCCATGTTCTTGAGCATCTTGGGCATCTCGGCCGAGAGTGCGACCGTGCCCTTGGCAGGCTTCTCGCCGTCGCCTGCACCGTCAGCCACGCGCATCATCGGAGGGATGAACTCCTTGGCAGCTTCGATGCCGTTCTTGGTGAGTTTTCCGCCGCCGATCGACAGGGCCATCTTCTCTGCCGCTTGTCGTGCCGCGGGCGGCAAGGACTTTCCGTCGGCGCCCTTGGTCGACAGGCCGTCGAGGTAAGACTTGAACTCGGCGCTCAGGGCCGCGGTTTCGGCTGTCTCGACCTGCGTCCGCAGGGCGACGACTTCTCCGGCCTGCTCCTTCATCGCACTGAGCGCTCCGATGGCGAGGTGATCCTGGTCCTTGCCAGCGATGGCGAGCACGTCCTTTCGGAACGTGGACAGCGCCACCACGCGGGCGCGGACCTCCTCGGGCGTCGCGTTGGTCGCGAGCCCCACGGTGGCCGAAAGCGCGACCGCGGCGGTCTGCCCCTCCAGCGATCGAATCTGCGCGTCCTTGGCGGCGGTCTGGCGTTCGAGCTCGGCGATGCGGTCGAGCGCCTCTTTCAGCTTGGGATCCATTGGGTCTCCTCCGTCCGTGTTGGTGTGGGCGCTGGCCGCCACAAGGGCATCGATGTCAAAGAGCGCAGGGGTGTTGGTGAGGGCGACGTCGAGAACCTTCTCGATGCGTCCCGTCTGCATGTCGCTGTTGAACAGCGGCGACATGTATCGGTATTCGCCGGCCTCCAGGTGGGCCGTGGCTGCGGGCGTCCAGCGGACGTTGCACGCCCAGAGATCGCCGTCGCGCAGCTCGAGGCCGAACCAGCCGGCCGAGATCGCCTTGACGCCGGACCCGGTCAGCAGGGTGTGGTGGTCGTAGTCGATCGTGAGCTCGACCCCGTGCTCGGCGTACGCAGCCATCACCAGCTCGGCGGCCTGGTCGTCGAAGAGGAAGTCACCCTTGACCGACGAGTTGACGCCCCGCTTGAAGATGCGGAACTCAGACGGCGGCGCCTTGGCGTCCGCGCCGGCGCCGACCCCGTCGAATAGATCGACGAGGCCGAGGGCGGCGGTGCGGAGGTTCTTTGCCGGTTTCGCGGGCATCTAGCTTGCCCACCGTGCCCCTCAGAAAAAGCGGTTCCAGTTTTCGACGAACTATTTTCGTCCTGGCAGGCCCCAACTATTCGATGCGCTCCTTGAAGACCTTGCGCACGGCGGGGTCGAGGCCACTGGTGTCCGGCTCCCAATTGTCGTTGTCGGCGGTCTTGCCGAAGCCCTCGGCCGGCGCGGCGTCACCGACGTCCGGCTTGCCGCGCGTGATGCCCTCGTCGGCCGCCTCCTCGTCCGTCAGCGGCGTCAGGATCGAGCGGCAGTTCGGGTGCAGCGGCGGCGAGTGCGTGCGCCAGAACGGGTCGTCGGCGGGCAACACCCTGCCGTCGAGCGCCTCGCAGATCTCCGAGGTGCGCGAGTCTCCCACCGCATCGAAACGCAGGTAAGGCCGAGACTTTCTGACCTCCGGATCGGCGAACACCTCGGCGCGGCCGTCGTTGTAGGCCTGCATCACGTTGGTGCGAAATAGGGTCTCGACCCGCGGCGCATCCTCCCCGCCCCAGGCCTCGGCCAGCATGCCGCCGACCTCTGCCTGGAAGTCTTCGAGCGTGGTGCCGTCGGCGATGGCGCGGTCAAGTGCGTCCATCACCTCCTGCACCGCGCGCGCCTGCGTGAGCCCGGCGACGCGAAAGGCCTTCTGCTCCTCGCCATCCACCAGCTGCGCGAACGCGGCGTCGGTCATTGGCACGCGCGCGCGGAATGCGCGGATCGCCTCCTCGAACCGATCGGGGTCGGCGGGCGGATCGGGCGGCGCCATGGTGGATCAGCCGTGGGCCGCGAGCCGTGAGGGTGCCGCCGTGGCCTGCGAGGTCACATGCCAGCCGGCGCACACGGGGCACTTGTAGACGCGCCCACGAGGGAAGACGCGGCGCTGGATGCACTTCACGACGAAATCCATCGCCAGGCCCTCCTTGACGAAACGCCTCTTCGACGTGCACATCCGCGCGCGCTCTTGCGGGGTCAGCGCATTGCCCTCTGCGGTCTGTGCCATGGGTCCGATTGTGCGCGCCCGTGCGCGCCGTCCCCACTTCCCGGTCAGGTCTCTTTCGTCGCCGCGTCCATGCCGGCCAGCTTGCTCAGCACGTTGGTCTGCTGGATCACTTTCGCCAGCCTCTTGAGGTCCATGCCGTGCTGCAAACCGGGGAGCTTCTTGCGCAGATCGGCCAGGCTCTTGGCCCTGCTGACATGCTCGAACAGGTGCTCGAGGTCAGGGGCCAGCGCGCGCGCCCCGGCATCGATCGCCTTTTGGGTGAGGGCGTCCTGGTACCTCGCCGCGCGCGCCTTGCCCGCCGCGGTCCGGGCAGCGCCCTTTCCGCGAGAGGCCAGCGCGACCAACGCCCGCGCGGTCGCGAGCCGATCGGTGTCGATCGACGCGCGGATCTTTCTGGTCGAGCCTTCGGGCCGCCGGTTGAGCGCGGTCTTGAACCGCTCGAGCGGGATCACCGACATGCTGCCGAAGGCGCGTGCATCGCTGCGGTGGGCAAGGAAGCACGCCTTGGCCTCGTCCGCGCTGTAGAAGCCGAGCATCACCTTGTCCTCGTCGTGCCCGCGGTAGTCGGGCGCTTTGAGCTGGTGCACGACGTAGACGTCCGCCGCTTCGGCAAAGGGCCCCACATAGCAATCGAGCTCTTCGCCGTCACCCGACAGGTGCCCCTCGATGAAGCCGTAATCGCACAGCATCTTCGTGCTGCCGGTCTCTTTTCCATCGGCGTCGGTCCAGAGGCGGATCGATCCGGCGACGTTCTCGACGGCGATGGGCAGGCCGGCGAACTCGTAGCGCTTCTTGATCTCGAAGGCACTCAGCGCCTCGGGCTTCTTCTTCGCGAACGGGAAGCCGCCGCCCTTGGGCGGGCCACCCTCGCCGCCGGCGCCCCCGCCGCCGCCCTCCCCTTCAGGCGGCGCGTTCCTCGCAGCCTCCGCCGCCGCTGCAGCGGCCTGCTCAGCCCGCTCCGCCTGCTGGGCGGCGAACTCCTCCTCGGAGATCATCGGGATGCCGTTGGACTCCCACACTGCATCGAGGTCGGTCCGCGGGTTGGCGGTCTTGAGGGCGCTGCCTGCCTCGCCCAGCAGCTTGAGCGCTTCGGCCTCGCCCTTGTCGTCGGTCGGCGGCTCCACCTCGTAGATGGGCGTGGGCGCCAGCTCGGGATCGCCGTGGTTGTACTCGCAATACCAGGTCAGCATCTGCGCCCGCAGCGCCAGGCCGAGCTTCGCGTCCTGCAGGGCTTTGTCGATGCGCAGGACCTCGTGGACCATGGCGGCCGCGCGCGAGCCTGCTTTCACCTCGGTTGTGAGGTTCTGCCCGAGGATCACGATGGCGATGTCTGTGTCGAGGTTCTGGCGGCGAGTGTTGAAGCTTTCCCAGGTCCGCGCGGTGAACTCGGCGATCTCGACGTCGTAGCCTTCCCCCTTCTCGTTCTGGGGACACATCACCACGGCCTCATTGCCGACCGCCTCGAGGGTCCTGAAGAATTCCTCGCGCTGGGCAGGCTGCGAATTGCCCGGCGGGACGATCGCTTTCAGGATCCCCATGCCCTGCCGCTCGTTGAGGCGATCGTGGTCGCGCTCCGTCCATTGCCTTGACAAGTATTTGAACGCCAACGACCTGATCAGTGCCGACCGCCACCCGTACTCCACCCCATAGGGGCAGTACACGAACCATTGGCCATCGCCGCGCGGCTGCTCATCGGGCCGGGGCAGAACGACGAAGCGCCCGCTCTCGGTCTGCGCCACGAACCGGCGCGACTGCCAATCCCATCGCACGCAGCTCGGGTGCCACGGCACGAGGCGTGGCTGCCATCGCTCGGCGGTCTTCTCCCAGGCGAACTTGCCGAAGCCGATCCCGAGGTGCTGCCCCCATTTCAAGATCTCGGCGGCAGCGGACGTCGAGAACATCTGCTCCCAGATGCCGCGGCGGTCGTTGGTGCCGCCAATTTCATCTGCGATTTCTTGCGGCTGGGTGTCCTCCGACGCGGGCTGGAACTTCATCGGCGCCGATAGGATGGCGCCGATGCGGGTGCTGGCGACGCCGTAGATCCGATCGTCCGTCATGGTCTCTTCGACCAGCGACGCCGAGCGCTGGAACACGCCGAAGTCGTGCTCTCGCATCAGCTGCAGGAACTGCTCGACCTTGTCGTGCTGCCGATAAACAGAGATGACCGGCAGGGCCCGCTCGGTCGTCGTTGTTGGCGCTGGTGCCGGCTTCGCGGGCTGCTTGGTCGAGCGTTTGGCCACGGGGTAGCGTGACCATTCAGCCCATCGAACCCGTACTTTTGTGCCTGCTTTTTTTTCGCGGATAGGTGAGCGCCCTTCGCGCTCGACCTACGGTGTGCCCACGTGCCGGTCACGCCCGACGTTGAACTTTTCTGGCTGGTCCGGCAGGCATTCATCCGGACGCTGACCGGCCGCTCGCGGGCGATGGCCCGGCAGGCGCTGATTCACTTGCTGGCCAACGGGATCGGCATCATCACCGCGAACCTGGAGGCGTTGCGGATGGACGCGAGCCCGGAAGAACTCGAGATCATGGCGGACATGATCCAGGCTGCCGAGCGGGTGCACCGCTGCTTCGACCAGCTGCGGAGGCTGGCTTAGAGCTTGGGCGGCTCAACCCAAGCCACGATGCCGACCGGCCCGGCGTGCAGGCGCAACTCCACGTTGCGCTCGTCGAGGGGCAACAACTGGCGCGCCTCGGCTTCAGTCTCGGCCATGACTGCGCCGAACACGGCCCGAATCGCCTGAGTTTCGTCTCCTTCTGCCCGACAGAAGGTCCAGAGGCTCACGGCCCGCATGCCGCCGCCCGTCGGTCGGGTTGGCATTCACTCCACCTCTTCGATCTCGAAGGCCTGCATGGCAGCGTGGACGATGGCTCCCATGCGGCCCTCGAACCAGCCGCAATCCCCGAAGGTGTCGGCCAAGGCGTGGACCAGCGTGCAGGCCTCCGCGCTCTGGCCGTCGCAATGCTGGAGGGCAGCCGCGAAGTTCCAGTTGCTGAGGTGGTCCACCAGCGCCGCGGACGATGGCGTCGCCTTGAGCGCGGGCGACAGGACCTCTCCCTCCTCGTCGATGTTCGTCGGTGCCATCAGCGCGCCCCGTGCCATCACGCTGCCCGGCTTTTGAGCAGCGCCAATTTCTTGGCCGGCCGGCTCTTGGTGAGATCGTGCGCCACCTGGGCATTCATCCAGAACTCCGGCGACGTGCCCAGCGCCTGCGCCAGCAGCCACGCGGTCTCAGCCGTCACGCCACGCTTGCCGGCACACAGTTCGTTGATCCGCTGCACCGACATGCCGGTGTGCGCGGCCAAGGCGGTCTGGGTGATCTCCATTTCTTCGAGGAACAGCCGCTTGAGCAGCTCCCCGGGGTGAGTCGATACGCGATGGGTGGGCAACATGGTGGGTCTCCTTTTTCAGGCGCGATAGCTGTGATTATCGAGCCGGACCTCGGACGGACCGGCGGCGCCATCGTCCCAGCGGAAGATGAGGCGCCATTGCAAGGTGACGCGGATGCACCAGAAGGCGGCGAGCTTGCCGCCCAACTTTTCGAGACGGTTCGAAGGCGGAACGCTGACGTCTGACACCGAGGCGGCGACGTTGAGCGCCGTCAGCCGGTCGAGGGCGCGAACGGTGACATCAGCCGGAAGGCGGCGGGTCCGCGCGTTCTTCACCCCGTTGAAAAGGTCCCGCGTGACGTCGTCGTCGAAGCTGATGATCACCCAGAAAGAATACTGGATTAACGGTATCCGTGCAACCGTGATAACGTCCGCCTCGTGAGCGACGGCAAGGGCATCGAACAGCGCGGCGGGGTGACCCACGATGTCGTTCACTTTTCGGCCACTTTTCCCGTGGTCACCACGGCCTGTGGCGTGAGAGCCCCCTCCGCGGCGCTCTGGCGCTACGTCGATTGTGAGGCCTGCCTGGAGGCCGGGCCGGACGATCCGCGCATCAGGGCGCGGCTGGCGCAGGTGCGCGCGGAGCGGGCGGCCAAGAACGAGGTGCGATAGACGCAACCGTTCACGGCCCGCACCGAAGAGCGCCGCATGCACGAACAACTGCGCGCCGCCATCCGCCGTGACCTGAACCTTGCCGCGCTCCTCTGGCGGCACCGCCCGCAGGAGGCGCAGCGCCTGGTGGACGCCGCCGGCGAGGTCATCTATTGGATGCACCACCAGCCGCGGCCGGACGCCTAGCGCCGGCGGGGCAGCGTCGCCTTGCCGCGTGGGATGTACTCGACGACGTTGGCCGCTTCGTTCCATGCGCCCGACAAGCAGTCGACCTGGTCGTCGGCAGCGTCGTTCACACCGGTGAAGACCTTCACCTCGGCAAGGAACTTCTTGAGCCAGGGCGCATTCAGCGGAGGCATCAACCGCGGCGGGACGGGGGGCTTGGGTGGCACGGCATCGGGCTTGCCCGGATCGCCATTCCACGCGCTGGCCGCCGGCTGGGCCCGCTGGAACTTGTCCCCCAGTGGCTGCACCTCCCTGACCATCACGTCGGGATCGATCTCTCGCAGCATCTGCGCCACGGCTTTGAAGCCAGCCACCGATTCGACCAGCGCCTCGGCGTTCCCGTTCCGCGCCTGGAAGTCCCTCAGGTCGCGCACGAACTCCGGGATCTCCACCTGCTTGCGATAGACGTCGAGGATGCGCCCCTGCATCTCGATGCCGTAGCCCTGAACGGCCAGCGCTAGGATCGCGCTGTGGTTGGCGGTGGTCCGCTTGCTGGCCGCGGGATCGGCGTAGATGACGATGCGCCAGCCGGTCCGGTCGAACGTGTCCGGATCGTAATAGGTCGCGTCCTTGAAGACGGTCGCCCCGCGCGGACGCGGCCGGCCCTGGTATAGCGCATCGAAGTTGAAGGCGTCGAGGGCGCGCTGCTCGAGCAGCATTCCGAGCGGCCGCATCTCCGGCCAGAGCGCTTCACCTGGCGCCCGGCCAAGCGGATCCTCCTGCTCCGCGATCGCCGGCAGGTTGACGATGGTCCAGCCAGGCTCCTGCTCAAGCCGCCCTATGAGATCGTCCTCGTGCCACCGGGTATGCACGACGATCACGGAGGCGGCCTCGAGCCGGGTCATCACGACGCCGGTGAACCAGTCCCACACGTTTTCTCGAACAGTCGGCGAGTCGGCGTCTTTGCGACCCTTGAACGGGTCGTCGATGATCGCCATGCCGGTGAGTCCCTTGCCCGTGAGCGGCCCATCGACGCCGGAGGCAAAGACGCCCCCGCCGCTGGTCGTTCGCCACTCAGCGAGGTTTGCCATTTCCGCGCTCAACGCAACCCCTCCTCCAACGGCTCGTCGACGAATCTTGCGGCTCTGCGAGAGGGCCTGCTGGACGCTGTAGCTGAGATACGCGTGGGTATCCCCGGGAACGACCGAGAGCCACCATGCCAACCCGTTGAACAGGGTCTCGCTCTTGGCGTGCCGTGGGGGCATCGAGACGCAGACGCGTAAGGGCATGGCGCCGGCCAATTGCCGGGCGCGCCCCTCCTCGATGCAGTCGATGATCGGCTGGACGTGCGCTGGCGCCGGATGGTGTGGCGTGGTCCGGGCTATGAACTCACGCAGCCCTTCGACCTTGTCGACCGAACCCAGGAGACGGTCGAGTTCATCCTGCTCCTCAGGTGAAAGCTGCGATACGTCCGCCGTTGAAAGGTCGAGATCCTCGAGCGATGGCGGAGCTTCACGGGCCCCCGGCGCCGCCATTGCCGTCCTCGCCGCTGGGCGTGGTGGGGGCGACCACCTTGGCGCCAGCTTTGCGGAAGAGTTGCACCACCCGACGTCCGCGCTCGGCCGACGTCATCTCATCGATAGTCCGCGTCTCCACGGCGCCGCCGCCCGGGCCGGAGATCTCGACGGCCTGGACGCTGCGTCCGAAGGCCCGATCCCACGACTCTTTGATGGCGTGCACCGCATCCTTGTCTTCGGTCCGCGTGCTGAGCGCGATGTCGAGCAGCCGGTCAGCGAGGTCCACCGCCCTCACCTGCAGGCGCTCCTTCACCTCCTTGAGCGAGCGTGGGCGCCCGCCGGGGTTCGCGTTGTTGCCCGGCTCGAAGCGTTTCCCAGGGAGATCCGGCTGGCCCTTCTGGAAGGGTTTCCCCTTTCCCCCCTGCCGCCTCCTGGGCTTCTTTTGGCCTCGGTTCTTCCCCTTCTGGCCTCGGTTCTGCGAGGCCAGACTCGGTTTTCGCGTGCTCATACTTGTTCCCTGCATGCTTCGGCAGGGCCGCTAACCACCGGGAGTTACTTCGCTTCCCACGCCAGCGGGGTCAGATGACACACCGGATTGTTCTTGGCCTGTCCTTCCCGCGCCTGCCGCCACGACCGACATGACCGGCCTGACCGTTGGGAACTGGCGCACCCGCAGGTCCTCGGGCCATTCGGCCGGATCGCCGCCCTTGCGATCGGCCAGCACCAGACGCTCGGCGGTGAGCTCCACCTGGCGCTCCCCCTTGTGGGTGCGGAAGTTCCCTGTGGCGCCTGACACCGTGACCGGCACCGCGCCCAGTTGCTTCACGAAGCATGCAGCCCCCGCAGCGGCGCAATCCCGGACCAGATCCCGCCCCCAATCCAGATCGAACGGCCGCGCGCCGGGGCCGCTCTCGCCGCCGACGATGACCCAGTCGACGAAGCGACTGAAGGCCGAGACGAGCGCTTGGGCCTTGCGCTCCACATACGCCCCCGCTGCCTGCGCCTCCTCCGGGGTCTTAAACCTCCCGTCCCAGCTCCAATGCGTCGGCCACATCCAGCGGGCCATGTCGACCGGCCCCAGCAGCGGCTCGGCGCTCACGAACCGGAGGGCCGCCGGCGTGCCGAGCAGGATGGGGATGCGCTCGTCGGCGGTGGTCTGGTCCTCGACTGAGACGCCCAACCAGACGTTCGGCAGCGGCCACCTGGCGTCATCGCCATCTGCGCTCTCGTCCAGAGCTGCGGGCACCGGCAGGTCGGCGTTGAGCAGGAAGGCCCGCGCCGACCACGCGCAGACGCCCGCCGGCGGCGACAGCCCTGGCGCGTCCGCCAGCCATTTGAACCATTCGCGCGCCCGCGCTGGCCGCTTGGTCAGCACCAGGAACTCGTGCTGCGGACACGCCGCCATCACGCCGAAGACGGCGGCGATCTCCTCGTTGGTGAAACCCTCGTAGAACAGATCGGACATCGAGTCGACGAAGACCCGCTCATGCCCCCGCCATGCCAGGGGCTCCCCGAGTTTCCCCGGCACGAAGCGCGCCTCGCCCGTCCAGCGCGGCCCGCTGGGCGACATCCTGACCAGCCCTTCGTAGTGCCCCCCTGGGCCGGAGTGGCGGATCGCCTGCCGCTCGGCGTAGCAGCCGCCGACGCCCGCGGCGCCCCCGCAGCCCGCCGAGACGCGCCGGCAGCCGCGCCCCGGGTTCCATACCTTGGTCGCCCATTCGATGTTCGTATCGGCCACGATGTCTCCTTCCGGCGCGGCGGCCGCGCCAAGGTCTGCAGTGTTCTTGCCCCTCACGCCCAGTCCGGCAGCGTCTGCTGCTGCTGCTGCGCCCAACCCGCCTGGGTCGCCGCGATGGCGGCGGCCGCCCACGCCCGCAATTGGGCCTTCGTCCAGCCCTTGAACGGCCCCGTGTTGGCGTGCAGCGCCTGGTGGTGGCCGGTGCACAAGGGGACCGTCGTGTCGTCGTGGGCCTTGCGCCCCATGCCCCTGCGGCCGGCGTGGTGGGCCTCGACGGGGCCGACGCAGGTCTCGCCCGGGCCGCGGCATAGGCATCGCAGCGTCTTGGCCCAGGCGACGCGCTCTGGGTTCTCACCCCCCATTGGTCGCCCCTCCTCCCCCGCGCAGCCCCTTCAGCATCTCGAGCTTGCGGGCGATCCGGCGCTCAGCCTCCGACGGCGCCAGGGCGCGCGTGCAGGGCCGCCGCTTGTTGGCCTCGAGGTCCGGCTGGGCGCAGCGCCGGCAGTAGGCGATGCGGACGCCCACCGCGCGCACGCTGAAGTCGTGCTGCCCGGGAGGCGGCGGCGCCTCCCGCTTGACCTCGCAGGCGCAGCCGGGCGTGCAGGCGCCAGCACACGGGCAATGGAAGGACGTGGCACACCGGCAGCGCAGGCCACGCGCCACCTGGTCGGGCGTCAGGAAATGGCGCTCGCACTTGGGGCAGGTCACGCTTTCGCCTCCTGCAGCGCCCGCATGGCCGCCAGTTCGGCATCGCCGACGCCAGTCAGCAGCACCAGCGCGACGCCATCGGGAAAGGCGTAGCTCATCTCAACGCGGGCGCGCTCTGGCGGATGCCCCCCGGCGAGCGCATCCAACGCGGCCCACAGCCTCCCGGCGCTGGCCATCGCCTCCGACGGCCCCGACGCTTCGATCGCAACCATCGGCTCCGTCCAGCCCCGGGCGCAGTCCATGCCGGCTTCCTGGTTCGTGCGGCCATCGCCCGAGTCGCTGGTGGTGAAGCCGAGGGCGTGGACCCATCGGACGACCTCCCGGATCCCGGGGGCGAGGCTCTCGTAGTCGAAGTCGCTCACGCTTTCGCCTCCTGCAGCGCCTGCATGGCCGCCAGCTCCATCGCGATCAACGGCCCGCGCTCGGGCCCCTCGAGCACCACCTCCTCGGCAAGGATGAGCCCCTGGATGATGCCGCGGATGATGTGCGCCATCGGCGAGAGCGACCTGACGTCCTCCACCGCCTTGATCGACCAGTCGCGGATGAAGGCCGGCGTGATGTGCTTCGAGGCTTCCGCGGCGAGCAGCGTGCGCAGGACGACCTGCCCCACCTCGAGGCAGGGGCGGCAAAGGCGCACGCCGGGCAAGGCCTCGGTGTTCAGCCCGCAGGTGGCGCAGAGGTTCAAGCGTCGCCCCCGTCCGGCGTGACGAACTCCCACCCCTTCGCCCCGTTGGTTCGCTCGAGCGCGTGCTGGTTCGTGATGCGAACGCGCCGCCAGCCGGGCTCCTCCGGGGCCCCGTCAAACGGCCTGGCCGTCTTGGTGTCCTCGGTGCAGCGCCACCCGATGGTCGAGCCGCCCGCAAAGAACATCTCGCCCGCGTGGTGGGCGTGCTGGCAGTAGCCCTCCTCCTGCGGGCCCGACGTGGCCATGGTCCAGCATCCAGGCTGCTCGGCGATGTCGACCTTCTTCTTCAGTCCGCACAGTTGCGGCCGGTATTCGACCCGCTCAGGCATAGGGGAACCCCGCCTCTGTCATGAACCGGTGCTGGTCCCCGTCGGGAATGCCGAAGGCGAAGCAGCATTCGTGCCCCGCCTCGTGCCCGAGCGTCTGGAAGAACGCCGCGCCTGTGGCCATGTCGACGGGCTTGAGCGTCAGCACGAGCCGCTTGGGGTAGGCCAAGCCCGCCTTCTTGCGGATGCCGTGGCGCGGGTCGGACACGCCCACGTCGGTGATGACCACCTCGATGCTCGTGCCGTTGAAGTAGTCCGCCAGGGTGGCGCGGGCGTCCAGGTGCCCCCGGCGGATGAAATCCAGCGCGAACCAGTTGATGACCTCCGCGGTGATGGCGTCGACCTGCACCCGGCGCGCGGTGGTCATCCAGTCGCCCGTGGCAGGCTCGCCCCAGATCGAGACGCCCTCGGCGGTGTTGAGGATCAGCTTGCTGGCCCAGGCCTCCCGATACCGGTAGAGCATCCAGCCCGCGAACCACCAGGCGATGGGGATGGAAACTGAGGCCAGCTTCTCCCGTGTGGTGTACTCGGGCGTGGGGTGGGAGACGAACCACGCGGTCGCGAACGCGATGGCAATGCCCACGGGGACGTAGATCAGCGTCCGCGCCCAGCCCCAAACGATGTAACTGCGATCCGGCTGCATGGTTCAACCTTCAGGCGGCCGGCGGGACGACCGGGCGTTGTAGCGACTCGTCACCGGGCGCGAGCGCAGCGTTCACCGCCCGGGCGACCGCGCGCCCAAGAGGCAGCGGCACGCCGTTGCCGACCGCCTTGATCGCGCCGCGGACGGTGAACTCGGGGATGTCGAAGTCATCGGGCAAGCCCTGCGCCTTGATGGCCTGCCGCAGAAACGTCGTCGACTTGTCGCCGTAAACCCGCCCCTTGCGCTTCTGCTTGCCGCTACCGCCGACGCGAACCGGCTGCCAAGTCGAGCCGCTGGCGCACACCGCCGGTGTGTAATCGATGTTCTCGAAGCCAACGTCTTGCCCTCGCAGCTCGCGCTCGAACGCGGTCAGCAGCGCCGGCCCCATGAGCCGGCCCATCGCTCGAACGCCGAAGGTGAAGCGGCGCACCCGGTTCTGCTCGCCGCCGGCCCACCGGTTGTTGAAGAGGACCGAACGCATCGGGTAGTGCTCGAGCACCGGCATCGGCGCCGCCGGCACGTTCTCCATCAGGAACCACGCGGGTTCCGCCTCACGCACGACACGCGCGAACTCCGGGATCAAGTCGGGCGCCAGCTCAAAGCCGTTGTGGACGACCAGCGCGGCCAGCCGACTGAACCGCTGGCATGGCGGGCCGCCGATCACGCCGGCGAAACGCCCCGCTGGCGGGTGAAACCTATGCACGTCCCCCCCCCATAACAAGTCGGGCCCGCGCACCACGCAGAAGCCCTCGTCCTCGAACGCGCGATCGAGCAGGCCGATGCCTGGGAATAGAGACAGGACGAGGGTGGTCATCGTTCCAGCACCCGCAGCTTCACACGGACCTCCTGCATCGCCTGGCCGCCCAACTGGCGCACGCGCTCCACCGACAGGTTCATCACCTTGCCGGTCTCCTCGATCGTGAAGCCGGGCGCCTGGCCCAACGGCTTGCCGCTGCTGGCCGACTGGTAGAGCGCCAGCAGCCCGCCGATGCCCTCCGTCCCGTCGTCCGCCTTGTCGGCGATGTCGAGCGAGCACGTCCCCACCACCTGCTCGAGCACCTGCAGCCCGTCGCCGTCCGGCTCGGCCAGGATCCGCAACTGCGGGAATGTCTCCTTGATCGACCCGCGCTCGAGGTCGACCGTGATCGCCGTGTGGTGGCGGCAGCCGATCCATGGGCACGGCCGCGGCCCCGCCTTGCAGTCGGAGCGCAAGCGCGGCCGCAGCGCCTCGATGTCGATGTCCCAGAAGCTCCGGCTGTGCGCCGCCTGGCGCTGGCGCTTCGACAGCTTCGAGACGTTGATGGTTTTGGCCCGCGCGAACGGGCTGCACTTGCGCGTGCTCTTGCCCTCGGTCGTGCCGCCATCCCAAAGCCGCACGGTCGGGATCACCGTCTGGACGGGCGGCGGCCCGCCGTGGAGGATCCGCCGGCGCACCGGCAGCTTCGGGCGCCTGCCGGTGGCGGACGGCACGTCGGCCCACTGATAGGGGAAGTGGAGCTGGAGCATCATCGGCCCCCCACGGCGCCGCCGATGTCGGCCCACGCCGACTCGCGCTCTTCGGGCTCCGGCTCCACCGCATCGCCGTCGTCGTCGGCACCGGGACGCTCGACCACCTCGGTGGGCGGTCGCGCGCTGAGCGCCAGCATCGTCCGCCGCTGCTGTTCGTCCTTCAGCGCCAGTTGCTGCTGGGCCTTTGCCGCCTCCTCCGCGGCGACGGCGTGCAGGTCGTCGAGTTCCTCCTGCCATTCCTTCGCGGCCTGGGTCCAGCCGGCCAACTCGCCGTGCAGCTTGCTCATCTGGTAGGTCGCTGTGTGGCGCTCGACCGTGCCGATCCCATTTGCATCCCGCGTTGCGCGCGCCTCGTTGAGCGCCATCCGGCTCCGCTCGACCTGGTAAAGGCATGCCCGCAGACTCGCGGCCGTGCTGTCGATGCCGCCTCTCCATGCTTTGCCCACCCCTTTGCCCGCTCTTGTCATGGCTTTGATCCCTCCCTTCCCTGGTCAGGCCGATCGCAGGCTGGGCGAGGCCAGGGCCGCGAACCGCCCGTCCTCGCGAATCCGGTCGACGATGCGTTCGGCGTATCGAGCCTTGAAGGCATCGGCGTTGAGGTTGGTCGTGATGACGGTGGGCCGCTGGCGGGCGTAGCGCTCGTTGAGCAGCTCGTCGAGCGTCGCCATAAACGAGCCCCTCTCGTCGAGGTACTCGGTGCCGAGATCGTCCAGCACCAGCCGGCCCGCGAGCATGAGCGGCTGCATGTCCGCGTCGCTGTACCGCGGCCAGCGCGCGAGTCGCGCAGCGGTCAGCCACTTGCCGTCACACCGCTGGGTCTGACGGGCACGGTCGAACAGCCACTTCGCCGCCGCGACGGTCTTGCCGCAGCCGGGGGCACCCGACAGGACCGTGATCGCGCACGGCTTGGCCAACGCCTGCACGGCCTCCGTGTCCCGCGCGGCCCCGGCCGTGAGCAGAGCCAGCGCCCGCTCGGGGAGCTCGAGCGCGGCGACGGCAAGGCGGGCGGCCTCGGCCCCCTTGCGCTGGGCCTCGACCAGCCAGTCGGGCTCGACATCCCCCTGGGGCTTGCGCGCGGCGATGTCGGCCAGCAGCTCCTCGACGCTCGTGATGGTGGTGGTCATAGCTTCTGGTCTCCTGGCTTGCCGTAGTCACCCGAGGGAGCTGCCCAACCGACCGCGACGTTTCGGAGGGGAGAGGCGCGCGCCGGCGCAACCCGGGGCGCGGGCAGGTCTGGGCGGAAGTCGCTCCAGCGGGCGACGAACAGCGCGAATGCGTACCGGCCCTCGACGAGCCGCGGGCTCTTGCTGGCGAAGAAGCGGTCGAAGAACTCTCCGCGCCGATGCCAGAGCCCTTCGAGCTCGACGTCGGTCATGCGCGCCAGCACCCCGTCGAGTTCCCCCTGCGCCTTGGTGTCGCCGCCGTTGCCGTAGGAAAAGTGCCCTTCTCCTGGGCCGTCCCGCCACGCCAAGCCAAAGGCGAACCACCAGTCGTAACTCGACCGCCAACTGGGCCGTGCCGTTGGTGCACCGGGTGCAGTGCTGCTGGGATCGCGTGCGTGCGGCGTACTTTCTGAAACCGGATCCGACTCCGGAACCGGAACCGGATCAGATACCGCCCGTGCCACCGGCATTTGGTCCGAGGGCTCCGGAGCCTTCGCGAGTGCTACCGACTGACTCGCGACATGTCCGGTGGGCTCCAGCCATTCAGGCGCCGGCGTCCCATCCGGCGGTGGGATGACCGAGTCCCCCTCGTTCTTGTGGGGGTGCTGGTACTTGCCGAAGCTCCGGATCTGGATGTACCGCCGGCCCCCAACGGCGTAGCGCGCGACCAGCGCCCCCGCCTCCAGCTCGGCGAGGATGTCGTCCATGTTGACGTTGTCGAGCGGCAGGATCTCCAGGCGCAGCTTGAAGGGCTTGTCCTCGAGGCGCCCCACGCGGTCCGCGTAGCAGGGCAGGTATGCCCACACCACGCGCGCCAGCGGGCTCAACGTGGCCACAGCTTCGTCCTTCGGGGCGTCGGGGTGGATGAGGCGGATGCGCGGCATGACGGGTGGGGCTCCTATGCGGCCACGCTGGGGAGCGCGGTCAGCTGTGCGGGAACGGAAGCCGAAACTTCGTCGGCCTGGACGGCGGCCAGAGCGCCCTGAGCGAGATCGCGCGCGCGGGCGTCCGCGTGTGCCTGGGCGATCTTCGGCGTCACCCGCCAGGCGTCCTGCCCGAGGACGTCGGCGATCTGTTCGTTGGTTGCGCGGCCGGCTGCCAGCGCCAGCACGAGGGTCCGCTGGCCGAGCGCGATCCGCGGCGGCCGGCGCCCGCGCGGATGAAACCGCTCCCACCCTTCGCGCAGCTCGAGCAGATGCCCGATCTCGGCCACGAGCGGCGCTGCTAGTGGGCACGCCGGGCGCGGGCGCGGGCGCGGCTTGATGCCCCTACACAGCATGCTCATGTAGCTCTCGGTGTACCCGTAGCGGTCGGCCAGCGTCGCCAGGGTGACGCCGTCCGCTCGTTCGCGGCGAAGGGCCTCGAGCTGGCACTTGGTGAGGCCGCCCTTGCATCCCATCGCCGCCATCCGATCGGCCTCGCGGAGGGCCTCCACGACGCTGCCCGTGGCCGCGAGGGCGCGGGTGAAGATCTCGGCTTTGGTCTCGTACGTCATCATGGAGGTTCCTCCTTTCCGCGGGGTCAGCCTTCGGGCGTGCCGTAGAACAGCGGCAGCTTGGTCTCGGACGCGGCCTTGTCGCAGGCCTCCTTGATCGACACGTCCCACACGGCGTCAGTGCGCTGGAGCAGGAAGGCCCACGAGATCCCGTCTTTGGTCCGGTAGCGCAGCCGCACCGGGACCTGGAACGGATCGCCGCCACGGAAGACTGGCAGCGCCAGCACGAATCCGCCGGGCACGTTGAGCGGCTGGCCCGCCTCGCCCTTGTGCTCGTCGCTGTACGAGAACTGCACCTCGCCGCTCGACAGGTTCACCGAGTCGACGATCCGCGAGTTGACGTGCACGGTGAGGCCGCGCGACAGCTCCATCAGCCGCTGCGGCCCGGCCAGCTTGAGACCCAGATCGCTGGCGAACTTCCTGGCGATGTCGCCGGCCAGGCCGGCGTCGACGACGTCGCCCACGCGGTCCTCGAGGAACTCGGCGAACTCCGCTTGCCCGATGAAGCCCTTGGCGGCCTTCGCCTTCCAGGCTTTCCATTCCTCGGACAGCGGGAACGAGTACACGGCACGGTGGTCCCCGAAGCGGGGCGACCCGTCCTTTTGGTTGTAGTTGAAGACCGCCGTCAGGCTGGCGCTGTCCTGCCGGCTGTCCGCGAAGATGACACTGTCTTCATCCTTGCAGCGCAGGACGTGCTCTATGAATGAGTCGAGCGTGGTGAGACGCGCGGTGCCCTTCAGGCGCTCGGGCGCATCGAGGTACTCGTCGAGGAACGGCTTCATCGACTTGAGCTCTTTGCCCTTCGGCACGGCGATGACGGTGGCGCCCTCCCAGTCGCCCCGCTCAAGGCCGACCCGCTCGACGCTGGCCAGGCGTTCGATGGCCTCGATCACCGGCGCGGTGTCGCTCTGCTGGTTGGTGGCTTCGGGGGGCATGGTCTACGCCTCCCTCGGTGCGCGGGCGTCGTCTTCGTCGTCGGACGCCTCGCGAGGCGCCGGCGCGCTGACCTCGCGGAACTTCAGCTCCTTCTGTTCGGGGTTCTGGTGCGTGAGGTTGCCGCCCTCGGTGACGTAGCAGTAGCCCTTCGGCACCGCGCGCTTGGGCAGCTTCTTGGCCACCTCGAAGCTGCCGATCACGACGCCGGCGGGCGGCACCAGGAACTTCAGCTTGAGCGACAGCTCGCCCCTCATGTCGGCGTCGCGCATCCGCGACTCGTCGCGCATCGTTTTGATGAGTTCGTACAGCTCGCGCGAAAGCTCCTTCTCGGCGGCCCCGCCGGCGAAGTCGTGGAGGAACACCCCGAAGCTGCGGGGCCCCTCCTCTTTGGTCTGCGTCTTGGTGTCTTTGGCCATGGGCGTGGATCTCCTCTCGGTGGGTCGGCTGGGCGTGGGATTCACTGGGATTCGTTGGGATGCGCTGGCTCGGCTGGCTCCGTCAGCTCCGTCAGCTCGGCGGCGTGCGCGGCGTTCATCTCCGCCAGCTCCTGCTTGGCGGCGACGACGGCGGCGCCGAGCTGGTCGTGCAGGCGCTCGGCGGCGGCCAGGTCCGTGAAGACGAGCCCCTCGAAGCCGGGGCGGCGGAAGCGCAGCCACATGTGCTGGAGCGAGCCCTCGGCGACCTCGAAGGTCACGGTCACCGGGCCGTCGGCCGACCACGACGACTTGACGACCTTCTTGGAGCGCGGCTTCGGCTTCTTCATGTGCCGGCCCTCCGCGACAGGGCGGCGTCGGCGGCGCGCTTCACGTACAACGACCAGCAGCGCCAGCAATCGGACGGATCGTCATCCGGGCCCAGGTGGTCGTCGGGCTCGCCTTCGTTCGCGCCCTCACGGTCGCAGCTGAATTCCTCGCCGATGGCCTCGGCGAAGCGGACGCCCTTCCCCAGGGCGGCGCGCAGGATCGCAATGGCCTCGTCGAGCTTCGCGATGCGCTCTTGCATCATGTCCTCGACCACCTCGGAGTAGCTGGTCGCGGCGTCGTCCGATTCGGTGTGCAGCACTTGGATCCCCCTTGCCTTGTTCGGCGCGCGACGGACGAACCCCTTGACCTCCAGGACGCCGAGCACGCTGTCGACCGCGTTGGTTGACTTCATCCCGAAGTGCTTCGCGATCTCCCGAACACTCGGGGCGTAGCCCTTGCCCTGGATGTGCGTGGCGACGAACTCGAGCACCTTCCGCTGGCGCGGCGGCAGCGAGGGACGCGGCTTCTCGGTGGAGGCGAGGCTCATCCGAGCACCGCCTCGGTCCGGCTGTCATACGGCAGGTAGAGCGGATGCCGGGGCGAGCCGTCGGTGTTCACGCCGAGGCAGTCGAAGGGGCCGAACGATCGGAGGATGTGGCGAGCCCGCGCCCTCGCGAAAGGGTCCGCGCCCCAGGCCGCCACCATCGGCGCGCGACGCTCGCGGTGGAGCCGCACCGCCATCTGGATCAAGAGGTCGTTGCACGGCCCGACCGGATCGTGGTGGACCCGCAAGTCCGCCGGCGACGTGGCCCGCAGCGCGAAGAGGTTGACCACGGTCAGATCGGTACAGCCCCACCGGCGGGCGAACCCCATGCATTTCCGGATCGTCGGGTCGTCCGTCTCAGCATCGGCGGTGCTCGGGTTGAGCATCACGAACAGCAGCGGGTGCTCCAGGTGCCGAGCCGGGACCAGGTGGCGCTCGAGCACGTAACGGTACGTCCCGCACTCGCTGAGGATCGCCTCGCCGCGGGCGCCGCCTTGGCGGACGGTGCTCATGACCACCACCACCACGAAGCGCCGACCCCGAGCAGGAGGGCGATGGCCAGCCAGATTACGAACAGGTCTGCCGACGTCCGCGGGCTCAAGGCCGCACCTGCCCCCGCGCCACAGCAGCAGCCCGGCGCAGATCCTCGACGATGGTTTCCCGCTGCCCACGCAGGGCCACGTAGTCGCCCAGCGTGACGAAGCGGGTGCCCTTCAGCAGCGCGTCCTTGGCGTCCACGAATGCAGCGCTCGACGGGCCCGCCACCTCGGCCAGGGCCGCCGCGAGACCCCCGCCCTGGGCGTACAGCTCGGCGGCGCGCTCCAGGTTGTCGGCCACGCCCATCATTGGCTGCCCCACACCGCCGAGCCGAGCCGGTACATGCCCCAGCCAATCACGCCCAGCACCATGGCCACGCCGATGGCGCAGCCGAGCAGGAAGATGCGGATCGCCGCGCGCGAGGTTCCATCGAGAGACAAGGGTCCGGACATCACTGGCACCTCCCGTCGAGCGCGCGGTCACGACTGCCGCGCCAAAGGCCGATGAAGAACGCCCAGTCGTTCGACTCGACCAGCAGGCCGCGGTCGTTGGGCACGTAGAGGCGGCCGCCGCGGACCATCGCCTCGAGATAGTTCGAGGCCGGGACCGTGGGGGCGTTGGGATCGCGGTAGACGAAGGTCATGGGAGCCACCGCCCGAGCTGCGAACCGATCCGCCAGCCCGTCCGGCATGCCATCCAGAGCAGCGATGCGGCCCAGCCACACCCGAACGCGATCGCAACTCCGATCGCCATGTGCCGCGCGCCGTCCAGCCAAGCGATGGCGAACCTCCTCACGACCCGGGCGAACACTCCGCCCCGTCCCACCCACTTGCGCCCCTCGTCCAGCTTCATGCCGCCCTCGCTTTTCCGTAGGCCGCGCGGCACAGGTCCGCGGTGGCGTCAGGCACGTACCAGAGGCCCTGCGCGCCCTTGCAGGGGATGGGCTCGAGCGCCACAACCTCGGGCAGCAGCCACCCCACCGGACCGAAGAACCACGGGTCCGTCGATTCGGTCACGCACCCGGCGTAGCGGGCGACGGCCACGATGCAGCCCTCGGCGCCGAGCTTCTTGTCGAAGAAGACCTCCATGTCGACGCCCAGGCGCTGGGCCATCGGGCTGCAGCGCTCGTCGTACTTCTTGCCGGCGTGGACGGCGAACCACTCGCCGACCTGCAGGCGCGGCTCAGGCGACCAGGTGCGGTTCTCGATCCGCTTGATCCCCTTGGCGATGAGGATCGGCCACGGGCGGTGCAGAGTGAGGCCGAGCAGCTTGCGGGGCGGAGTCACGGCCCACCTCCGACTTCCTCGACCGCCAGCTCGCGTGGCGCCGTCACCGTCAGGGTCGCGCGCTGCTTGTTCGGGATCGTGTAGATCTTCACGCTCGTTCCACCGCTGGAGGCGATGCCGAGGCGCCGCAGGCACGACACGAGCAACGCCCGCTCGGAGCGGTGGTCGCCCTGCCGGCGCACGGCCGCGCGCGCGAGACGGACCTGCCCCATGGGCGAGGCGAACAGCACCCCCCAACCCGGCAGCACCAGGTCGTCGGTGACGTCCACCATCCCCTGCGGGAACAGGTAGAAGCGCTCATCGCCCAGACCCGGCCAGGAGAGGCCGTCAGAGACCGTCTCTCGCCGGCGGTGGGGCTTGTTCTTATCCGCGCGCAGGTCCGCGCGGCTCGCCTTGCACTCGACCAGGATCGAGCCGGCGCCCCGCCAGCCGATGGCGTCGGGCTCCTCCCACGCGCCGCTGGTCATCTCGGTGATGACGACCGGGCAGCGCTTGGCCAACCAGGCGCGGGCCATCTTGACCAGGTCGGCATGGGACCAGCAAGCCGAAGTCATCGGCGTCCCTTCTGGGCGCGTCTGGCGGCACGCACCTCTGACATCGCGGCACGATGCTCGGGGTCGTTCACCTCAGCCACAGCGCTGGCGAGCGCTTGAATTGCGCGAGCGATCTCAAAGAGCCCATCGGTGACACCGGCCGGGCTCTCGCAGTTGGAATCTGTCTCGTTCGGCGTCTCTAGAGATCGGGCTACGGCTGCGATGGATTTCGCGACGTTTTGAACGGCATCCGGCAGAGTCCGGCTCAAGCCGCACCTCCCGCCGGCGCCGCCGGCAGATCGATCTCCAAGGCCACGCGCAGCTGGTCGTACTCGGGATCGGCCAGGCGCTTGCCGTGCTCCCGGCGGATCGCTTCGAGCACCTCGGCCGGGGTGGCGCCCGGGCGGGCCGCGCGCTGCTCGGCGGTGCGCTTGACCACTGCGCGCGTCCAGGCGTTGCCCTTGCCGCGAAGAAGGCGGCGGAGCGCGGAGGCGGTCCGGGGGAGGCGGGCGCTCATAGCCCGTCCTCTCTGCCCTTGCAGGCCTTGATGATCTCGATCGCTCCTCCGGTGACCAGCACGCCGACCGCGACCACCCCGAGGAAATGGTCGGATACCCAATCGAGCAGCCTGATAAACCCGTCCATCAACGCACCCCCTTCTGTCGCCGCGGCCCGCGCCGGCGGGCCGCGTGCCGCCCGGCCTCGGCCGCCGCCTCGGTCTGGATCTTCTCGACGCTCTCCCACTCACGCAGCGACAGCGCCGCGAAGGCCGCGCGCGTGAGCCCCACCCGCTGGGCGCCGATGGCAGCCACGCGCATGCTGGCGCGCACCTCGGCCTGGTCGAGCGCGTGCCGCTCCGGCGTGTGGCCGGGGGTGCCGTGGGGGTTCATGAGTAGAACCCGATCTCGGCTTCGAGCTCGACCTGGTACTCGCCGTAGTCGCGCGGAGTGCCACAGTTGCGCAGGTGCTCGACAACCTCGCGGAGGACGGTGATGCGCGTTCGTGTGTCCTGTTCTGCGCGCAGGCGGGCGGCCTCGAGGTGCGGGTCGGCCCAGGGCCCATCGGCCTCATCGATCGGCCCGGGGAAGTGACCGAGCGACGGAAGATCGGGGCAGTGGGCCACGCCAGTCCGTTCGTCGGCGACGACCTTGTAGCGGGGGCGGGG